TGAAACAAAAAGACTTATCATAGAATCGGTTGACCATTATTCAACTAACAATATAATTATACATAATTACGATTTAGAAACCATTAAACAAAGACCCTGGTTTTACTTTATAAAAGACCTACCATCTATAAAACGCAGTGGAGGAAGAGACGGTTACTATAATAGCTGGAAACCTTTTATAGTAAAAGACGTATATGATTCTATGAATGACCAAGACCTAACGTATTATGTAGATTGTTCACGGCATTACCCAATCGGGTTTAATCAAAATATAGATAAATTATGTAAAATAACTTTAGAAAAGGGAATTATAGCAGGATCAGCAGGACATGAAACATTAAACAATTCCAACCAATGTTGTGACAATTTACATGTTTGGAACAAAATAATACCTAATAACAATAACGAAATGTTTTTAAATAAAATGCATATATTAAATTCATGGTTTATTATGAAAAAAACAGAAATTAATACGCAGTTTTTAAATGAATGGACATATTTTACTTGTTATAGAAATATTGAATTAAAATATCCATTGATAACATATCATCATACAGCGGATCAAAGTATTTTTAATATATTAGTTTATAAATATAAACTACCTGTTTTTTATCATGAAAATATAGGCCATTGTAAAAATAAAAATAAAAATTTAGTATTAGAAATAATAAATAATAGTGACGAAACAGATAAATATTTTATTTACCCTTAGCGCGTTGAGTTCTACGCATCGACGAATACGGAACAAAATTTTTATTGTTTTCAATGGCACGAAGCAATCTAAGCTGTTTATTTGCCCTGGCCTTACTAGTACATTTTGCAAATACCTTTTTGCTACGTTTATTAAGCACCCGATAACATTTTTTTCCACTGACTTTGCGAAGTCGATATGGCATTTTATATATAGTACATATATAAAATATTAAACCAACGAAGAATCGCGTTCTTGATTGGTGTAAATCAAAGCACGGATTTTAAACCGATGCCCTTAAACACTATTCGCACAAAATGCGGATTATATTGTCCAAAGGTGTATTAATTCTTGCTTTGATTTATTAGCTTATGTTTACCCAAAAGTTCATACGAACTCTAAACATAAACGCTGTTTCGAATAATACCTTTTGTGTTTTTTTTTTACATAAAAGTTGAAGATGCAGGATGTACTGATATCGCAATGAAGCTCATGTATGCAGTATTTTCATCTCGGTAGATTTGACGCGGTTTCGAAACAATATACTTATATATTCGCCTTTAAATTCTTTTTTTCAAAAACTATTTTATCTACAGTGGTACAATTTTAATTACAAAATAAAAACGCCTTAGCGTAACTGTAGGCAAATTATTTTGTTCTTAAAAATATTTATGATGGCATAGCCGGTTCGACCACCGGAACCACATGGATTCACGGAAGAGCAATAGAACTCGTTTCGACATCATTAGTTATAGCAGTTTCGTCAGTAGTAGGAACTGCAGCCGTAGCTACATCAGGTAATTCAACTTCATATATGATTAGATTAACAATATTAAAAATTGCATAAATAATGGGTTTTATTCTTTACATATCCAAGAATAAAACGGGACAATTTAATTCGCAAATAAGGAGGGACCTAGGTCCCCCTATTAGTATAAATCATAAATAAAATATATGCAACCAATAAAAAGATGGACGAAAACGAAGATTTAGATATATCCTGGATAGAAGAACAAGAAAAACTACAGACCGTGGATAAAAACTATTTTCGAGAGTCCATGGATACCATTACAGTAACCATTATTTATATTAATATTAATTTATATATTGAGAACATTATCAGCGAAAAGCATGTCCTGTCAGCCAATGGGCTCTTAGAAAAAGAACGCCTACTACAAATCATTCAGTCAAAAAAGAAAACGACCGCCCACTCTAGATATAAATTCATGGACGCACTTTTGTATAACGTAGATTTAGAGTCAGGACATATACAAAAATATGCCAATACACCAACTGTTCCAAATGAACCAAACCCGTTTTTTAAACGTTTATCTATTATTGATGATATTGTTTTTAGTCCATCTATCTTTATATTCCATGGTCTAAATGGTCTTTATTTATTATTTAAAGAAGAACCCAGGACGGATATTCAAAATATAAAAACAAAGTCTATTTTAAAATCTGATGGAGACCAATTAAGAAAGATTACCAAAAAAGTAAAACTTGTATTAAAAAAACAAAATCAATCCACTACAAAAAAACGAATTAAAAACGAAGATACGGATAATAATACATAAATAAATGGATTTTCCTGCCCTAGAACCCCAATCAAAAGATGATTATTATAGGGACAAAATAGTTTATTTTTATTATAACTTAACCAGGACAAAAGATTTGACCACATTAGCAAGTCAATTTGACGACTTTATTCAGGTTCTCAAAACAGATATTTTAACAAATAAAATTTACGAACAATATGCTTTTATAATATATCAGTTGATCCTACATACGAGGGACCAATATGATGGAAAAGGAGAACACGGCGTTTCATATTTGCTAATCGACGTTCTTTATAGACATTTACCGAATCTGGCTCTTGCCTGCTTATATCAATTTGTGTTTCCTTGTGATAAAAAATTAGCATATGGATCATGGCGTGATATAAAACATTTATGTCATTATAGTACAAACGAAAAGTTAATCGAAGAATGTATAGAAATTATGAATAGTGCACTAAGTAAAGATATTCTCGCCATAGGTAAACAAAATTCAGAAGAGGATGCAAAAAAAGCAGTATCCAATGTAGCAAAATGGATACCACGCGAAAATAAAAAATTTGATTGGTTATTTGAGCGTTTGGTCATAAACTGGTCAAATAAATACTATCCGTATTTATTGAAAAATCCGGCTTCTTATGATAAAGCGCTTAGAAAAGCAAAGATGACATATCGTAGATTAGTCGCACGTATAAATACCCTGAAAGATACAGTCGAAATAAAACTATGTTCTAACCAATGGAATAAAATAGATATTCATTCTATACCCCAACTCGCGTTCTCAAAATATAAAAATGCATTATGTAAATATGTATTTGATAGTCCTGAGAAAATATTTGAAAAGACCTTTTATTCAGATATCAATATGAAACGCCTCGAATGTTCTCTTAAAACAAAAAAACATTTGGAAAATAAATATTATCCGGAGGGCGCATTTGAACCCAATCGTCCACGTGCATCTTATGTTCCATTTACTCAACCACTTTCACAATTAGTAAAGCGTGCATTTGAATTAATAGACCAAAAACGAGAACTTGAAATTGATATTTTAAATAATGAATGGTCGCAACTATCTGGCCTTATTACGACAAAATCATTAGAAAATATGATACCTATAATTGATATGTCTTTTTTAAGTAAGACGACAGAAGGATATTATAGTGCTATAAGCTTAGCACTATTAGTGGCACAACGCAGCACCTTAGCTAAAAGAATATTAGTAATCGATAATGAATTATCTTGGGTAAATTTACAAGATGAGACAAATTTTGTTACGATGGTAAAAAAATTAAACGAAGATACAAAATCGAGAACATCAACAATATGTGATTTTACAGGTACAATGAAAGAATTTATAAAATATATCGATGATTCAAAATTATCAAATATAAAAATAAAAGAGATGAGTCTAGTTTATTTCCATACACAGCCACTAGAAGAAAACACACATAGTCAAATCATAAAATTATTTTATAACGGTGGATTAACAGGTTCTCGAAATTTGGTATTTCCTTGTCCCAAAATGATTTATTGGAATCTTAGTACAACGACATGTTTATGCCCGTCAGCCATAAATAGTAAAAATAGTATTTTGTTATCTGGTCATAATGCTAACTTGATTTGTACATTAGCTAATTTACAAAAAGATTCTTATAGCACAATAGTTGAAATATTAAAAGAATATACACCTTCCAATAGTTTGTAATAAAAATATATTATGTAAACATAGAATATATCAATTTAGTAATGGACCTAAAACAATTAACTATGAAAGAAAAATTAGATTTTTTATCAGAAGGCACTTATGGTTGCGCCTTCAAAAAAGAAGAACCCAAAAAAGGTCCGACAAAAGTCATTGTAAAAATACAGAAATATACGCCGGGAGCAAAACGCGAAGACGATATTGGAAAACTTATACGTAAAATACCAAAATATCATCTTTATTTCGCTCCAATATTACAAACAAGTGTGATTACTCTAGGAGAAGTAGACGACAACGAAATCAAAAAATGTACTATTGTCACGGACGAAGAGAATATAAAATCCAAATATGTCACAAACCGAATTCGCTATGCTGGTAAAAACTCTCTTGGTGATTTTATTTTAAATATTTTTGAAAAGACTCCGAAGCTGTTTTTGAGAACATTTTTTGCCGCCTATTTTGACATGTTATATACTGTAAATTTATTAAATACAAACGGTGTCATACATTTCGACTTAAAAGAAAACAATGTTATGTATGATGAAGCACATGAGCGTCCTGTGTTAATTGATTTTGGTATGTCATTAATAGTAGGGCAAATCGAACCAAAAATGTATCGCGAATTCTTTTTTACGTATGGCTATGATTATCCACCCTGGTGTTTTGAAATTAGTATTATATCTTATGCTGTTAATAAACTAAGTGGAGACCTCGATAAAGAAATAGTTAGCGAAGACGAAATAAATAAATTATGTGATAATTTTTCAAATATTAATCCTATTTTCTTAAATGATGGAGCAACGGGTCACCATGATATTTTTAGTGAAGCCGAACGTACTGCATATAACCAAAGGTTAAAAGAATATATGCGACCGTTTATTGGTACGACCTGGTCTTTAACTGTACAAGCCAATCTAAAAACGATCCAGACATGGGATATCTATGCAGTTCACGTAATGTTTTTATTATTATTATTTCACGTACATATTGATGAATATAATACTGAAACGTTTACTTTAATACAAACGTTTGTTCAGAAATTAAAACGCGAAATATGTGCTATGCCAAACGAGCGCAAATCGTATGCAGATATCAAAGATGAATTAATGCGTGATTTGACCGGAGCAGAACGTAAAGAGGTAGAGGTTTTAACAAGTACGATTCATACTGCTTCTGCAGATGATGCGCGTGTTGAAGAAGTAAAATTAAAATTGAGTAAATTACAATTGAGAGAACTAAAGAAGGAGCGACATCATTATCCTGTGCATTGAAGTGAACCTACGGTTCCCCTCTGACCCCTCCCTTTTATTAATTACAAAAAGTAAATAATAAAAATTATTTAACGTCTAGATTTCTTGGTCTTACCATGGTAACGGCGTTTTTTACCTCCTAGAAGAGCACCAGTGGAAGCAGGAGCTATAAAAGCTAATTTGTTAGGATCATTATCGTCTAGAATTGCAGCATTAAAATCTATTTTAAAAGTTTGTCTGGTATCGACTAACCCAGGACCATCTATCCAAGTAGCTGGGGCGTTGGGAGGTTTTGGAATTGCTACTTTTGCGCCTGTGGCAGCGTCATCATAATAAACACCAACAACAAGACCAGCAGGGATTTCTAGTACAGCACTTAGCGGAGCCCCAGCCGCACCAGGAGCTATTTTTTGTTGAATATAAATATACATCTTCTATATATTATCTAAAGATTTATTTCATAAAAAAAACACACTATTAAGACCCTAAACTTTTATTTATTATTCATTACATAAAACCTATTCTTATAGGTTTTCTTATACTTTTTATAGACGTCATTAATAGATTCCTCCGTTCCGTCGGACAACGCCTGAATCTCCTCCTTAATCTTTTGCGTATGCGCATTACAATAACTATTATAAGCATCCTCAGGGCGAAGCCCTAAATGTTCCTTAATATGTTGGTCCATGTGTTCCAAAACCAGCTTAGAAAGCCCAACATAAGGCTTTCTTTGCTTCTTTTCATTGTCGATCGTCTTATCGGGTTTACTACGAAAATAGTAACGAGCACTTTTAAACATCTTATCCATAATGTCTCCTTGAAACCCAGAATTAGTCAAAGACTTAATCTCGTCATTAATAAGACACAAAATATCATTTCGTTGAGACCAGGCGGCCCATTCGTTCTTGAAAACTTTACGGTCGTCGTTTTGATGAGTTTTGGAAAATTCGTTGAGAACTTCCATAAATGTTTTGGAAAAGGTATGACGAAAAGTGGATTTATGTTCCATGATTAAAAGTTGACCTAAAAAACCGGACAAAAAAGAAATCAATTTTTCAATAAAATTGATTCGCAAATCATGATAAAACAAAAATAAACACAATGTCGATTTTTAATCAATCCAAAAAAAACCGAGAACAAATTGCTGCTGCGGCAAAAGATTTACTGGAACATATAAGGTCCTATGAAAAACCCGCTGAGCCAGTTCCACTTCCTCGTTGCGTAGTTACTGTAATCAACCGTCTTTTGACAATAATACCACTATCAGAAACATCTTTAAGAGACGAACTAACCAAGTATAAAGACCCACTTTGGAATCAAGCGCCAGAGCTTTTATCGGGTGCACAATTTTGGATTCCAGTAGGGCAAATATTGGAAAAAAATATTACGAAGTTTGATGAGCCATGGAAAACGACGGTATTGAATGTTTTCAATGGCGCAGAGTAAACAAAGGGTATACGAACTAAGCAAACCCAGTCAGTAAAAGGGAGGGGTCGAAGGGGAACCGTAGGTTCCCTTCAACGGTACGGATTAATATTATTCAATAACAAAATATTTGCCAAATAACTCAATTTTACTGGGTCAAACCCCTTACCGTTTTCAGGCATACCAAAAACAGTAATATAATGATTATATACAGGCGCCAATTTAAAATTCTTAGTAATACTCATTTGACCAGTACCACCAACAGTATCTATATTTTTTACGTTTTTGTTAGCCAATACATCTTGTAGCTGAATTCTCAAATTTGAATTTTGAATACCTAATGATACTGTGTTACCATACATAAATGTTGACAAATAAACACCATGAAACAATGCTAATATAAGTTTCATTAATTTAATAAAACGGTAATCCGTGGCTTTACTTAAAATATTATTCAATTCGGCATATAAAAGATTATAAATAACAATGTCTTGTGTAATATAAGGTATTAGTTGATTATCAGCCGGAGTAGCATAATAGTCATCCAAAGTATTTAAATAATTATAATTAACTGAATCGAGTAAAGACAAATCTCCTGCTCCTATAACTGGACTGAAGACGGATTTGCTATCGGTAGACTGACTTAAAAAAATAGATTTCGACATAATATATATTTTATGAAGATATTTTCACAAACCAACGTTTTGAAAATGGCAGATATATTTACGATTACCAGATAGCTTTGATTCGCTTATTCCTCCTATTCCGTAGTGATTCGACATTGTATTTATTTGATAACCATGACTAATCAAATAAGAGAATACTGCTGGTATATCATCGGCACACATAAAATAATCCGTTTGTTTTATACCATAAACCTGATTTTTTGGATATCTCAATAGTGCATACGTACAATTAAAAGGATTTGAATAAAAAGGCCCGGGTGCCTGAAATACGGATAATCTTGGTGTTTTCATTGGTACAACCATATCAGAAATAGGACCCGAGGGCATGGCACTAAACGTAACAATATTTTGATAACCTTTATAATAAGTATTTAAATAGGGCTCAATCCACATAACAATTACAGAATTTTGTCCATAGAATGGGCTTTCCATATATAAATTAAGTGAAATTAATAAAGACATATTTAATAAATAATGTATCGTCAATATTTAAAATGAGCAATAAATATTTAAGAGCTATGCGAAATACGATTACAGTTGCACCGGAAAAGACGCAATTTTGTGGTACGTGCCACAAAGCTGGACTTAGCCGGGAAGAATATACTAGCCATTTCACACGCAGAACCAAAGACCCTGATTCTGAAGTAGTATGTCCGCTTATATTAAATTCGCTATGTTCCAATTGTCAAAAACAAGGCCATTGGAAAAAATATTGCCCCGAATTAATGGTTTTTTTAAACCGGACAAGTTCTCAATTTATTAGACATGAAGAAGATCCGCTCATTGTAGAAGATTATAGAAGTTCAGATGAATCAACGTTTCGACCAAGCTCGCCTGATTTTCCTCCGCCATGGCTTGACGATATGCATGTTGAAGAAACAATTACGCCCATAAAAAAAGTATTGTCTTGGGCAGAAATAGTATCATCTAAAAAATAACCGATAATATAATCATATAAAAACATATATCATTATAATAAAAATGATCTACTGGAAATATTTGCTAGCGTCGGTGTTAACCCGTTCTTGTTTCTCTTTTATGAAGCGCGAGATTCATAGTTCTCAAATGGTCTTAAAAGCTCGTAAATCTAGCGGAGAATTAAAAACATTATCTCATTTTTATAAACCAAAGACACCAAATCAAGAAGAATATGTAAAACATTTATCTGATTTATCTGTTCCTATCGTTTTAGGAATAGGCCCAGCTGGTTCAGGAAAAACGCTTTTTGCATGTAATCAAGCAGTAATGGCACTTAAGCAACGCAGTGTAAATAAAATAATTTTAACTAGACCAGTTGTACCGGTGGAAGAGGACATAGGATTTCTACCGGGCTCAATGATAAATAAAATGGACCCATGGACAAGACCAATTTTTGATATTTTACTAGAGTTTTATGCACAAAAAGATATTGACGGAATGCTTCATTCCGGAGTTCTCGAAATTAGCCCTCTTGGTTATATGCGTGGAAGAACATTCAAAGACGCATTTATTATTGCTGACGAAATGCAAAATAGTTCCCCAAATCAAATGTTAATGTTAACGACCCGCATAGGCCAAAAATCAAAAATGGTAATTACTGGAGATTTGAAGCAGAGCGACCGTGGTCCTAATAATGGCTTAGCAGATTTGATGCGCAAATTAACTTCATATAACGAATATTGCGAGTCAAATAATAAAACAGCACCAAATATTAAAATGGTATTGATGAAGGGGGAAGATATTCAACGTAGTCCCATAGTATCTACGCTTTTAGATATTTATTCGGAGGAACCACGTCCACGTCCTTTCAAGACAGTCGAAGTACAAAATTTTGTTAGCGAAGTGACTAAATCAATCGTTCCGTTTATAGCACAAGACGCGGCATTAATTCCTTTAAAACATCAAACTAGTTTGGACAGACACAAGTAGGAGGTGCTATCATTAAATTAGACATATAAATTTTACCTGCATATTCACATACACATTGATAAATACCATCAGATGAAATTGATACATCACGGAAATCTTTATTTTGTAAGTTCGTGTCGTCTACCTGCGCCCATGTATTACCATAATCAAATGTACAATATACCAAACCACCTTGTTGTACGATGGTTTGATATTGCCCAGTGGCACTTGAACTAGCGGATATCCACTCTTTATCTAAAAGTCGATCGTCATTAAGTAGTGTCCAAGTAACACCAAAATCAGTAGATGTAAAAACGTCGCCACCACTTTCAAGTGCAGTTTGATATTTACCATCAGACGACATAGCAACAGAAATCCAATTATTTTCTGTTAGATCATTTGTGTTACTTACATTTGTCCAGGTTTGACCAAAATCTTGGGACCTATAAATATATTCCGCGACAACAGTTTGATATAAACCATTGTAGGATAGAGCAACGCCGGCGCTAGGAAATGTTTCCACGGATTGATACATATTATTTTGACTATCAGGTATAGTAGCATATAATTCACTATTAATATCTAATGGACGCCAGGTAATACCGTAATTGTTCGATGTATAAACTGTATCGCCACTGGATACAATAGTTTGATATTTACCCGTCAAACAAATAGACACGAATATATTCGACGTTCCTGATGAAAATGTATTTGTCCACGTAGAACCATAGTCACTGGAAACGTATATCTGGGTTCCATTACTTGCTGTTTGATACTGTCCAGTAAAAGATATAGAAATACTATTCGACGAAGAAACGCCAATATTAAATGAAACGGTACGTGTCGAGCCATAATCATCAGATATATATATATCTCCTGTATCCGTAATAGCAGTTTGGAATTTACCAGTAGTAGAAATAGATATGGCAACCCAATTTTTGTTTGGATTACTAAGAATACCATTATATACAACATTTGTACTATTAGCCCAAGTAATACCAAAGTTAGTATAGTTTTGTAATTCATCATCCGTTAATTCTAATAAAATGGGAAGCGTAATAACTTGTGTAATATTAGTTGTGCTATACGTAGTAGAACGTTTAATATACCCACGCGTCCAATTAATAACCGGACTTATCGCGTCCAAATTTGTTGGACCAATATTATTAATTGGTAATATGTTTTCTTGTTGTATATCCAATGATAAAGTAATTGTAAACCCCTCCGGTATAAATATTAAATCTCCAGCAATAAATCCGTCCACAACACCATAATTTAATTTATTATCACTTGGAAAACGATTTTCAAATACATTACCATCAAGTGCATAACGCAAGGTTTTGTTAATATTACTTATCGTCACTTGTCCTGATAAATCAGATATAAAACTTCCTTGTATATTAAATTGAGACGAATTTACAACTTGAATAAATGCCGACGCATCAAAAATTCCGCCATTATTAATATCAAAATCATTTACTTGAGAAAACAACGAAGCAAATCCATTTGGGTCACCAAAATATGCACCAACCGTATACATAAAATCCGAATATAAATATTTTAATTGACCAACCGAAATAACACTTTGAGTATTAATACCATCAATAAAATCACAGGTACAAACATTTATGGAATCTGTTAATAACAAATCAGTTTGGGGGTCATAAAGTGCCTCAACAACATCAATATTAGACGAATCCTTCATAATACTTAATTTTGTATTTAATGTACGAGCACTAAATTTTACTTGAATACAACCAGATACGTCATATTGAACTAAAGCATCAGCGCTTGCTAAATTAATTTGATTTATGGTTTGGTTTACCTTGAAACCACCTTCTGCATTAAATGCATAACTTCTGTTAAAATGAACACCATTACTAACAATATTTACTGGTAAAGCATAAGCCATTTTTATATTATACAGATAATATAAAAATCAAGACAAATTCGCGAGTTCAATTAATAAAGGTGCTGTTAGCATTTTATTTATTATTGTAGTTTTTTGAGTAGCTATATTACTTAAATCAATTGCGTATTGATATGCAAGTCCACTATTTACTATTAAATCATATATGAAAGAAGAACTGGCGTCAATTTGAGGGTCAACAACAGTTTCTACCAAAACAGAAAGCCCAGCCGGAATAAATATTAAATCTCCTGCCAAAAATCCATCCGCGACACCATAATTGGCTGGGATTTGAGAAAATGAAACATCGGCATAAGATGGCTGAACTGGATTCGTGAAAGGACCTGTATTAAATTCGGTATTACCACTTCCATCTGTTGTAACAATATTATTAGTACCACTTACAGTATCAATAGTTTCAACCGTTGTAGAATTTGTATCGTTATCTTGAATCGTGATTGTGGTAATATTTGTATTTGGGTCTACTACAGTTGTTGTAACTGAATTCTCAGAAACATCAGTTACAGTACCATCCGTAAAAACAATTGTATTATTTATTGAAACATCAAGAGGTGTTATATTTACGGACGGATCATTTGGTAACGGCACACGGTTTCCAAAAACATTACTATCTACAGAATAGCGTAATAATTGATTTATATTCGATAGTGTAACAAAACCAGTTAATGGTACTGCATAATTCTGATTCTGATTTGGGTCCTGCTCTTGGTATATTAAATTCATAAATTGATTGGCATCAAAAAGACCATTACTAATATCTAACATACTGGCATTGGAAAAAAGCCCATCATTCAATGAACCATAATTATAAAAATATTTATTTACAGCCATGATATAATCTTGATAAAGCTTTTGATATACGCCCACAGATATTACTTGGCCAGCACTCATCCCTTGTATAAATTCATCTGCGCTAACTGATATACTATCAATAGGAAAACTATTCGACAGAGCTCTATACGTTGATTCGACAATTGAGACATTTGATGCATCTTTAATAAGACCTAATTTTTGGTTAATCGTACGAACATCAAATTTTACTTGCACAGCATAAGTTACGTCATATAATTGAAACGAATTAGCAGCTTGACTACTTAACGAAATAGGATTAAATGATTGGTCTGTACTGAATCCTCCATCTCCATAATATGCATAATAATAACCCGAATAGGCTTCATCGTTTAATGGAGGTGGAGGATTAAGAACAGTTTGTAATATTCTAGATATCGAATCCATTATCTTATAAATCATAGAGCATTTTTAAATTAATACAAAACGAATAATCAGAATTGTTCATTTGAACCGGCTTTCCGTATTCGTCCAATAATTGTATTTTAAGTTTTTGAATATCTACTGGACCAAAATATCGGCGTGGTTCAGATACCGTAGTAAAATCGTTTTGATACATAATAGAAAAACTAGCGCCTTTTAATGGTATCCTAGCTAATATGTTTGGACCTAAAATCGATTTATTAAATGCACTCACAAAATGATTATTTACGTTATTATGAAAATCGTCGACCACCAAATATAAATAACGAATATTCGATGGCTCAATAATAGTTTCGGCGGTGTAATTTGTCTTATTAAAATATTGTCTCTGTTGAAACCCCAAATTCCAACCTAGTTTTGAAGAGATATCTACACCATCAAATAAACCATTTTGACCTAAAGTAAAATCTAAATTAATATAATTTATGTCTCCTGAGTAGGTGGTAGGATAATTATTTCTTATACTATTAAAAATGGTTGTTTCTCCTGGCGAGACAGTAGGAGCTATTGCTACTTTTCCTGAACCAGAACCATTCTGACTAATAGGTAATGTAAATTGAATATACGAAAAAATGTTATTTGGTCTAAGTATCGAGTTATTAGTATTTATAGGTCGCAAAGTTAAATTTAGCTGTAATATTAAATCACTTGCACTATAATTACCATCAGGCACAATAAATGCGCCCTTTACGGTTGTTGTTCCATTGTTATTTTTAACAACTGTGAATGTAGGTAAATCCTCAGCTATACTATCTCCTTCAATTGATTTATAATTTACCGTAATATATAAATAATTATTACCAAAAGTGGTCGATATTCCATAAAATGAAACTGGTATTTCTAGTGCAGCTAATTGCATAGAGACTACTTTATTAAATTTGACCGGTAGCTGAACAATAAAATCAGAACTAGATGTGCTCTGAATATTATCGCGGAAACGCGTATCAATGTTCAAACATTTGGTAATGATACGAGTATTGAGCGGATTCATATTACTGGGGAAAAATTCGCTTTGTAATGTATTCACGTATGGAACGTCGGGCCGCTTTATAATTTCATCGACACGATTAGGTACTTCAGCTAATCTGGGTACATCTTGATTATCTAATTTATAATTTTTAGGTATAACTGTGGGTTGTTTCTCTAACGGCCTACATTTTACATGAATTAACCAGTCTTTGGCTAATGTTAAAAAATCTATTAAATCACGCTTGAATCGCTTACTAACATGGCCACTCGCTAGTAATTGTTCTCGTAACTGATATTCTTTTTGTTCAATATCAGCAGCACTATATTTTAATCGAGGTTTTAATTGGAAAAATTTTTCAATATCTTTGATGCTATAATTACCTATATCTAAATCTAAATCCAAATGGTCAGACATATATATTTAGTTTAGTTTTTCATCATTCGAACCAAACGTAAAATAAAATGTTCTCTTATTATAAATGTCTATTTCAACATTGAAAAAGAAAACGCAAGCGAAATATAATAATATGAGTGTTGGACAAAAACAATTTTCATTAAACGGGACTCATCGCAGTCAAGGGTGGGTCGGTCAAACTACATTATCTCGTTCTTTACCCAAAACACCGATGCAAGGACAAACACCAAAGGGACACGGAGGATGTTGCGGAACGTATGATAAAAGCCAAGGTATTATACAAAGTGCAGTTTCATCTTTAAATAATAACAATGTTATCAAGACATCTGTTATTGGTAATAAGGGTATGTTAGGAGAAAAACTTACCCCTTATCGTAATTATTTAATGCCTTATCCTTATGTTTCAAAAATACCGACAACACATGCCACGTGTACAACAGTAAAGACTACTGATTCTAATCAGGGCGACATTGGCATATATATTGAAAATTTAGGGGCATCAGTTAACAAAAAAGTAGATTCTTGCGTCAATAATCAATCGTACTCGTCATGTAATAACATATGCACAATTGTTGGCGCGCCGGATATCAATCCAAGTGACCAATTAAATCAAGTTAAAGGGAGCCAATTAAATTGTGATAATAACTATACAACACGAGACAAATATAATGAAATACTTTATAAAAAAGGAATACAATATAAATCCAACGGTACTTACGCTATTGTATCGAATCCAAGTAATTGTGGTGTTTTACCTGGCCCGCCGGCTTCTTACTAAAAATTGATTTATAAGATTTGATTTATGTTTTCGTAAATCAAATCATGGAACAAGAAACACTTACTGAACAATATTTGAAAACTCTGACAGAAAAAGAACGTATGGCTTACGAAATTGCAAAAGACCATCTGGGGTCGTCGTTTGAGCTAGAAAAGAGTAATGGGTTTATTACGTGGACAGCGAAGCAAAGTGCAAAGCAAAGTGCGAAGTAAACGGCAAAATTAAATGATTGGTGTTAATTTTAAGTCAATTTAGCTTGAGCAGCTTTAAAATCCCTATAACTAAATACTTGTTTTTGTACGTCACTATTTTTTGATAGCCCATCTATTAAATCCGTTTTAAAACCATTATTTGCATGCCTTGGCTTAGGCTTTTGTAAAAACTGAAAATTCATTGTTTTACCAAGATTAATAAAACAATTACGTTGTTTATCTTTGACCTGCTCTTTGTCCTTATTTTTTGATGTTTCAACTTTCGCAGAAACTGTATTATAGGTTTTTAGTTTGGCAAAAGGACCTTCGCGTATAGTATTTTCGGGTTTTGATTTATTTAAAATTGGTTTTTTTTCTTCATCTGCTCTTATTTTTAATAATTTTGATGGATTGTCTTCGGGTCTTTCAAGTTCATCCATAAAAAAATCATAACATTTAAACGTCATTACGTATTTCATTGCAACTGCATTTAAAATGTCATAGGGCAAATATTGGTCACAATAATAAGAAAATCCTAACTTATAAGGGTCATAATACATAATTACATTACCACGGGGAGTATTCTCAAAAAGAATTCGTCTACGCCACTCTTTTTCCAAATCGTTATCAGCTTCTATAAGTGCTGTTTGTAACAGTTTTTTATTATAGAATGTATCCGGAATATTAGAGTTTACATCAAGACTAAGTAAATCTGTAAAACTATTCCTGAATCTGATTCTATATATTTCTCCATATGGCTTGACTATTTCTGCTGGTTTATTTTCCAATTGAGGTAATCTACCAAACATAAAATAAATAAAATAGAGCGCTCGTAAAAAATACGCATAACTAATAAAAAGTACTTGTTTTATTGATATCATTCTCAATATTATTTATAAAACCAAAGTTTTTATATGTATTTTAAAAATCAATGTTTTTTAATTTCATGCGTACCGGCTTCAACCTGTTGTCTACGATACTCAAATAGCTTTGAAATTTCGTCGTCCATAAACGGCACCTCAATCCGTTCATAACGTTTATATGGATTTTCAGGATGAATGCAAACCAAATAAAGACCAGAAATCTTCCTACCGTATTTTGCTTGTAATATAGCACGATATGTATTTAATTGTAATGAATAATGCCAGAAATTACTATGTGGTAAATGACTAATACAATCTGTTGTGGCAGTTTTTCCACCAAAATCGTCTTCGTACTTTATCTCTGTACAGCGTTTCCAATCATAAATTTGAAGTGTTCCGTCGGGTAGTTCAAAAACCATATCGATAGAACCCGACAACTTGAGTTCCTCATAATAAATCATCCACTCTGTGCGATATGGCTTGAGCTCGGGAAAATCCGCATCAAACTTCAGAAACCATTCAAATTCGACTGAGTCGTTTTCGACTTCCATATAGTTATAATAACACTCAATATCATAATGGAGTTTAGTGCCACGAATAGATGCATCTCCACCTTTCTTTGCCCAAGCGTCTCTGATTTCTTCTGCGCTCATACCATAGTATTTATATGTTGGGTCGTGAATTTTCTTACCACGCATTATGTTATTGATGACTTCATCTGCATTGAAATGTGGAAAATGACTATGATTAAACGTGGTTACTGAAGTATAACCTTGTTGTCCATGTACAGTATAAATATGTGGTCCTTCATCAAATTCAATGTATTGGTCTCGTTCATGGGCGTTGAGTTTTGCCAAATAATCTGGTGGCACCGGCATGTTTTATTTATCTATCAAGATAAATAAATCATTCAATTTTTACGACCCAATAGCCGGGTCGCCTTGGCGCTAACATTACCATGTTTCCACTGTCTAGAGCGAACATACGCAGCATAAAGACCTTTTCGGTTTATTTTGCAAGTCTTACGCGTACATATAGGAAATGATTTATTAGGTCCTAAGAAACAACGAGTTCCGCAACGTTTTAACATTAATGTGCGCTCATGAGTGCTCGGTTGTTGTTTTGCCCATCCACGTAAAAAAGCACCACGGCCTTTTGTACCAGTCTTATTTTTCGGAGCAGTACGTTGCCTACGAGTTCTACCTCCAAATTGCGAATTTGTAAATTGATATAAACGAACTGCTGGTTCTTCTAAAGAAAAAAGCATTTACTATAATTAAAATATATATATTTTTAACACTAATAAAATTATTTCGCCATATTACATATAAAACAAAGAAACATGTTATTCCCCATATCATTTTTCTTTATTTTTATTGCCCAAACAATGTCACTACAAAATTGTACGAACAATAATTTTGGGCTATGCGATTTAAACCAATATTGTGTAAAAACGCACAAACAATATGAATGTTTACCAACTTCTATTGTTTCTGATACCCGTGAATTAAAAAAGTTTAAAAAAATAGGTAGGCTAATAAAAACTGGATTAAAAATTGCAATTATAGCCAAGACAGGTGGAGTAGCTGCTCTTAAAGCAGCAGCAGCAAAAAAAGCAAAAGAACTAGCTGTTAAAAAAGGTATTCAATGTTTACGCAACGGATTCAGTAATTTTTGTAATGGTAAAAAGAAAATTCCAAAATTTTTATCAAAAGTAAAGAAATCTGCCATTAAATCCAAGACTATAACAAAACTAAGAGCAAAAATAAAGAAGTCTAATATAAAATCCAAGATTATTAAAAAAGTAAAGAAATCTGCTATCAAATCCAAGACTATAGCAAAACTAAGAGCAAAAATAAAGAAATCTAATATCAAATACAAGATTATAAAAAAAATAAAGAAGTCTAATATCAAATCCAAGATTATTAAAAAAGTAAAGAAATCTACTATTAAATCTAAACCATGTTTTAATGTAGTTGATGATATAGCCAATAAGGTAAAAAATATAACTAGGCATATTGCTGATAATACTGTAGACAAAGGGCGCAATTGGATAAAACAAAAATTAAATATAGGGAATGACTGCCATAAATCCATTACAACAAAATTACCAAAAACTAAAAAGGGTTCTGCTTTCAAACCAATAATAACTATGGCGCCAACGAATAATGATAATAGTCGACCAGTAAGAGTTCCAAGAAGAGTAAAAACTATGGTACCAACGAATAATGATGATACTCCACCAGTAAGAGTTCCAAGAAGAGTAAGAACTGTGGTACCAACGAGTAATGATGATAGTCGACCAGTAAGAGTTCCAAGAAGAGTAAGAACTGTGGTACCAACGAGTAATGATGATAGTCCATCAGTAAGAGTTCCAAGAAGAGTAAAAACTATGGTACCAACGAATAATGATGATAGTCCACCAGTAAGAGTTCCAAGAAGAGTAAGAACTATAGCGCCAACGAGTAATGATGGCAATTTAATTATTATAAAAACGCCTGTAAGAATTCCGAGAAAAACGAGCACCATAGCACCGACAAATACACCAGTAAAAGTTCCACGAAAAGTAAAAACTATTATGCCAACTATGGGAGATGATTTAATAGTAACTGCGGGACCAAGCACAGTAAAACCAACGGTTGGACCAACGGTTAAACCAACGGTAAGACCAACGGTTAGACCAACGGTTAAACCAACGGTAAGACCAACGGTAAGACCAACGGTTAGACCAACGGTTAGACCAACGGTAAGACCAACGGTTAAACCAACGGTAATACCAACAACTATGAGTCCTACTGTAGCAAAATTAACTTGGGGGATATTTTCTAGTGCTCCAACTATATTTAAAAATATACCACCAACGTTAGTCCCTACTGTTTCAATGTTTATATTAATGACAAATGGTCCAACATCAAGTCCAACTATTAGACCTACATTTTTAAGAACAAATAATCCTACAGCAATTAACACGTTAATACCAACAACAACAAAAAATCCATCGGCGCAACCAACAGTTATGATAACACTTATGCCCACCATTCGAACAAAGGAGCCATCACTAAGTCCAACTGTAACGGTTTTAACAGCTATTCCTACAACGACTGAAGTAAATAAATTATCTAGCGGATCTACTACACCAAACGATAAAAACAATGCTGTTACTCCAATATTAATTGGAACGGTAGTTCTCGTTTTTATAATTTTATTCTTCGTTTTCTATTTTTGCTATAAAAAGGGTAGTAAAAAACCCACGGCACACGAAATATGGAACTCTCATTATTATCCAAACAAAACAAATGAAAACGTAGATATCCACCATTTTTATAATAAAAATGGCCGAGACACTCCACGTCCTAGTCTATCTATACCAATGAAAAATATAAATAGTAAAAGGCTTTCTATAGCAGTATAAATGTTTTATACGAACTCGAATTCAACTACATTCTTTAAATTCTGTTTCAACTTAGTATAACATGCTTGACGCAAACGATGATTCCGTGTACTATCGCACATTTTTCCTCCTAACACTTTTTGAAAATTATCATAGTATTGTTCTCGCACTTGTTCATCAGAATCAATACGCGTCTTGTTGACTTCGTACCAATTTTTAAACTCAGCAACAAGTTTCTGCGCAATAAACGAGAACCATTTATCTAGTTGTTTATTTGATATTTGGTACCAACCATGCTTTTGTTCTTGGTCAACAGTATATTTATCGTAAACATAAAATATATTCGTTTTTTGAGAGAACGCACGAATTGGTAGTTTATCCAAGTTCTCAAAACAATTATCAAAACATTTTAAAAGCGCAGTCAACAAGTCATATTCAAATACTTGTTCTAAGTACGCTTCGACAGCTATAGACGTCATCCATCCAGTAAAATCTATTTCGGGTATATAATCATAACGATTGTTAAGCCAATCGAGAACATCTATACGCTTTCTTTGCTTCGATGCGAATTGCTTCAATTGCGCGTTCTCTTTTTCTAGTTTTATTACACGAACAGACAATTCTTTTACGTAGCAGAATAATTCGCCAATAGTCGGACTTTTATCAAAAGCCTCGATTTCGTTTTCTATCTCTTTAGTAGATTTAAATGAAAACTCACAAAAACCAACGTGCCTGTCATAATTAAATTTTTCCTTATACGCTGTAAGGCAATATTTACAAGTGTATTTGGTAGATGAATTATCCATTTTATATCTGTACACTAATTATACTGTTCTTGATTCAATTTTTATCATGAAAATGTTTTTTCAATATAATCGCGCACGAGACCAAATTAATTTAGATATCTCGAACAACCCACTACCAAATTTTCCCACACAAACGGACCCCAGAGATTCTTTACGTAAAAATATTATTAAACCAGGTCGTAATTTAAATGCATTTAAACAACCAATAGTACAGTTGACGGATGATTTATCTTCGAGATCGCTATCTATTTTTCAGAGAGGAATGATAGAAAACGTAACTACTCCGGCCCAAAATTGTTCGTCGTGCGGCGGAGCCAAATAATCTATAGGTTTTATATAAATGAGTGAATACTTTGATGATAAAGGTCTGTTTATGCAACCTAAAACAAAACAATACGGGAGCCATATGGTTATGACAAATGTTCATAAAACAACAAAAAAGAAATATGTGAATATTGATACTAGATTTAGCGATGACTATAACTATAGCCAGATAGCAAATTATAATATTACTCTTCCTGAGAAAATCACCGAGGTAAAAAGCATGTACATAACAAACGTAGAAATACCCGATGTTCTTTTTAATATTTCTTCCCTACAAAATAATAATAGCATGGTTATTACAAAAACAAGTAATAACACAAAATACATAATTACGGCTCCCGATAACAAATATTCAAAAATAACAGATTTACATACTGCTTTAAATGCAAAACTGTCTGCTGCTACTGGAGATAGCAATATTAATTTTTCTGTAACTGCTTCCAATAAAAGTCAATTAATTAGTACAACAAATACTTATTCAATCAGTTTTGCAGTAGATAGTAGTGGTAATTTTGATAAGGCATTATTAAATTCGAAATTGGGATGGGTTTTGGGTTATCGTAACATAAATTATACGATTAATAACACAGCGACTATAGCAGAAGCATTACCCGATACATTCGGTCCCAAATATATTTATTTGGCTATAGATGAATTTTCAAATGGTAACCAACGCTCTTTTGTTTCCCCATTACCCGGCTCTTTGATTAATAAAAATATAATTGCGCGAATTTCAATATCTACAGTAGCCTTTGGATTTGGAAGTTTAATTAGTGCGAATCGCGCTGACGGTTCCATGGTTAGCGACCGACGTGAATATACTGGAAAGATAGACTTACAAAAATTAAATATTAAAGTACTAGACGAATATGGAAGACCGGTAAGTTTAAATGGTCTTGAATTTTCATTTTGTATGGAAATAGAACACGAATAAATATTTATCAAAAAATTGATTTGATAAATATGCATTACCAGTGAAAAAACTATGACGCCAAGTCGTGACGTTGTTATTGTTGCATGTACCATAATACAAATGATACCAGAATCAGAAACACAGTTTCGTTCAGATTTAAAAGGATTAATAATGGATTTTAGTTATTCTGCACCGGAACTACTTGTTAGGGTTGAAGCGTGGCATAAATTAGAGGCTATAATGCATAAGCATATTCCTATTGTAGATACTCCATTGAAAAAGAAAATCGTAGAGGAGTATATTGGTGGGCCTCTTATGGCATAGGCGGCATAGGCTCTGGCTCTGGCTGGGGCATAGGAGGAGGAGGGGGGTACGTACCACAAGTTCTAAAATGTGGATGCGGGGGTATAATATAATGCATGTCTTGTGAATTGGGGTCCATGGCTCTAGGAACAATCATATGTGATGCGGTATCAGGATTTACGCTATGCGGTTCACTGGGGCCATCTCGATATCTATACGGGAATCCACCATAAGGGTATCCACCATAAGGATAATAAGGATATCCGCCATAAGGATAATAAGGATATCTGCCATAAGGATATCTGCCGTAGGGATATCTGCCATAAGGATAAAAACCTTTTGGTGTAGTATCATTATTGGAGACATCAGTATGTTGAATATTGTGCGTTTTTAAAATACTTTTTAATTCGTTGATTTCAATATCTTTTTTCACTATATGTTGTACAAGTTCATAATTCTTATCTTTTAACTGCGTATGTAACCCATGGTTCATAGAAACATCGTTAGGGTCAAACTCACGACTATATTTTGCTTCCACATCGTTTAGTTCATCGAGTTCATTATAAAGCCCTGCTAATTTATAATCGTTAGCTAACAAAGGTAGTGAATAAGGATAAGAATAAGGATAACCATAACCATAAGGATAACCACCGTAATAATACGACATTATATAAATTATAAATATAAAGTCTTATGCAAACAAATTACGCTAAATGTTTTTTTATTAACTTCATGATTGCAGTTACAAAAGTACAAATGTACTTTACTGGACTGGCGTCCCAACTTTCAAAACTAAGGACATCAAAACAGTTTAAAGATAATATCATTATATTATAAAATGCCCAAGTTATGTGAGTTTGAGAATTGTAAACGCCGTGCGTGTTATGGGTTCTTTTATGCTTGTCCAATTAGATGCACAAAACACAAAGAAGAAAAAATGAAAACCCAATACAAAATATGCAAATGTGGCAGGACTGGACCTGTTTTTAATGAGCCAAATGAAACTAAAGCAATATACTGTAAATCGTGTAAAACTAATACCGCCATTGATATTAAAAACAAACGTTGTAGATGTGGTAAAAAAAGGCCGTCTTTTAATATGCCAGGAAATATCAATGCAGTTTGCTGTGCTAAATGTCAAACCGAAGGCATGATTGATGTTGCACATAAAAAATGCAAATGTGGGCTTGCTGCGCCTTGTTATAATGAACCAGGACAAACTGTTGCTATTTGTTGCGTTAAGTGTAAAACAACTACAATGATTGATGTAAAAAATAAATTATGCAGATGCGGTAAAGCCCGGCCTTGTTATAATGAACCAGGACAAACTGTTGCTATTTGTTGCTTAACTTGCAAAACAAATACAATGATTGATGTAAACCATAAAAGATGTAATGGTGTACCAGGAAGCGGATGCCCATATGGACAGCGGGGTAATAGAAAATATAAATTTTATTGTACATCATGTTTTCAACATTTATTTCCTACTGACCCACTTACTTACCAAATCAGAAGTAAAACAAAGGAGATAGCTGTTCGTGATTTTATTAATAGTAAATTTGACGGATTTCGTCACGATAAACCTATGGAAACAGGTCACTGTAATTGTACAGTAAAGCGCAGAATTGACCATCGTAAGTTGGTTGACGGTACTCTGTTGGTTATTGAAACAGACGAAAATCAACATAAGTCATATGATAAAATGAATGAAGAAACTAGATATGATGATTTGTTTATGGCTTATTCTGGTAAATGGATATATATCCGCTTCAATCCAGATAGTTATATATCAAAATCAGGTAAACGAAAAAATCCTACTATTGCAAGTCGCCTCAAAGTACTAGAAGAAGAGATAAATAAACAAATAGTAAGAATACAAAATGGCGAAAATACTGATTTGGTCGAACGATTCTATATGTTTTATGACGGATACGTATAAAAATATAATAAGTTAAAAGATATATGAGTAAAATAAAAATTGGTGATTACACTTATGATATAACTAATTTTAAACACCCAGGCGGAAACGTCATATACTATTATACAGAAGACCAAGATGCAACACAAGCATTTGAAGAGTTTCATTACCGTAGTAAAAAATCCGAATTGGTTTTAAAATCGTTACCACATGTTCTCACAAAATCGCAAAATAAAGATGATAAAGAAATGCTAGATGATTTTGCTATATTTAGAAAATCTTTAGAAGACCGTGGTATATTTCAGCCAAATTATCTTCATATTTCATATCGAATTGCCGAACTAGTAGGAATTTATTTGATAGCAGCATTTTTACTAAGATACAATGTTCTCGTTTCTATTTTTTTATTTGGTGTTTTTGGAGGACGCTGTGGTTGGATACAACACGAAGGTGGTCATAATTCTTTAACTGGCATAATAAAAGTAGATAAAACAATACAAAACATTTTTATTGGATTTGGTACATTTGTTGATGGTTCGATGTGGAATAGTATGCATAACAAACACCATGCTAGTCCACAAAAAATTGGGCACGATATTGATTTGGATACTGCGCCATTTGTGGCGTTTTATGAAGGAGCAATGAAAAACGAGCCCATTAATAAAATTAACAAATTATGGTTAAAATATCAGGCATATACGTTTTTACCTATAACGTCTGGTGTTTTTGTGATGTTGTTTTGGGTTCTCTATTTACATCCGCGAAAGATTATTCGCGATAAAAATATAGCACAAGCACTTCTCGTTTTATCTGGACATATTATCAGAATATCATTATTTGTTGAATACGCCAACGTTTCTTTAAATTATGCATTACTTTACCATTTACTTGCACTATGGATAACCGGAATTTATTTATTTGGTCAATTCTCTTTATCACATACATTTACGCCGACCGTGCAAGAAAACGAGAACCCAAATTGGGTTCGTTACGCTATTGAACATACTGTAGATATTAGTCCAAATAATAAATTAGTTGGTTGGACCATGGGTTATTTGAATAACCAAGTGATTCATCATTTATTCCCATCAATGCCTCAATATAGAGGACCCGAAGTAAGTAAAGAGTTAGTACTTTTTTGTAAGAAATGGGATATTAAATATAATATAGTCACATATGCTGAAGCTTGGTCGCAAATGTTTAAAAATCTTAGCCACGTTGGTAGCAAAATAGCGGACAATTAAAAATTGATTTTACTAGATAACAGTTATCTACTAAAAAACAATGAATGATACACTAAGTCCCGAGCAAAATTTTGCGTTTGAAAAATTCAAGCGAAATGAGAACCTGTTTATAACCGGCCCAGGAGGCACGGGTAAAACTAAATTAATAAAACATTTGGTTCAATATGCAAAGGAAATTAATCGTAGACTACAAGTTTGCGCTTTGACTGGTTGCGCAGCGGTTTTACTTAATTGTAATGCAAGAACAATACATTCTTGGAGTGGTATTAAATTAGCCAAGGGGGACCGGGATAGAATTGTAGAGTCGGTCGTTAAAAACAAACGGTCTGTGAAAACATGGAAATCAGTGGATGTTCTCATTATTGATGAAATTAGTATGATGTCTAAAAAAATATTTAACATTTTGGATGAAGTAGGGAAGCGCGCTCGAAATTCGAGTCAACCCTTTGGTGGAATTCAAATGATTTTCACTGGCGACTTCTTCCAACTACCTCCTGTGGGTAATGAGGATGACGAAGACTCGGATAAATTTTGTTTCGAGAGTTCGTTATGGATTCAGACATTTAAATCGGAAAACCATATTCAGCTAACTACGATTTTTAGGCAGAAGGACCCCCTATTTGTTGATATGCTATCGCAGATACGTAAGGGCAAATTGAATAAAGATTGTATTGAGATTTTACGTAAACATCTAAACAGGCCATACGATACCACTGGTCTTGTGCCCACCAAACTATTTCCTATTCGGTCCAAGGTTGATTACGTCAATTCTATGATGTTCTCGAAAATTGACGAAGATGAATATGAATTTGAACATAGTGTCCTGGATAATTGTAAAACTTATAGCGATAGTGGTAAGGCTATACCGGCCGATATACTATTAAAATGTATGCGTATTACTCAACAAGAAAAAGAATATGAAATTGAGAACATTTTAAACAATAGCCCGTGTTCTCGAATTTTACGTTTAAAAAAAGGAGCGTCCGTACTTTGTACTGTAAATATTGATATGGAAAATGAAATATGTAATGGCTCACAAGGATTAATTTTAGATATTTACGATAAAGATACAAGCACAATAGTTGTTGTTAAGTTCTCAAATGGACACGTAAAACATATCGGTCCACATCTTTGGCAGTCCGAAGAATTTCCCAGTATTGCTATTAAACAATATCCTTTATGTTTAGCATGGGCACTAACTATTCATAAGATACAGGGTGCCACACTAGCACTTGCGGAAGTCGATATTGGAGATAGTGTATTTGAGTATGGACAGACTTATGTGGCACTTTCGCGCGTACAAAGCCTGGATGGACTTTATTTATCTGCATTTAAACCAGAACGCATTCGGGCCAATCCTAAGGTTCTCGCATTTTATGATTCTATAATGCCTCTTGATTTGTCAATAACGTTAGATCCAATTAATTTTGCAGGTTTTGAACTTAAAGAAGAAAACCCGGATATTAAAGTGGTCCGTTTATAAAAATCTAGGGTTATATAAATGGTTGCCGGTTCAATATTACCTGTTACAATTCATAATGGAAAACTATATTTTTTATTCGGAAAAGAGAACCCGCTTGAAGATAGTGCCAAAGGATGGTCAGATTTTGGAGGGGGTTGCGAAAACGGAGAGAGCCCATTTGAAACTGCTATGCGTGAAGGCGGAGAAGAACTAACTGGATTTTTAGGAGATGGCCAAACTATTAAAAAGCTTTTAAAACGCCAAGGTATTTATAAAATTGTTCATAATGATTATCATATACATTTGTTTTTTTTACCCTATGATGAGAACTTACCTAAATATTATAATCAGAATCACGAATTTTTATGGAAACGAATGGATAAAATGATGCTAAGTAAATCAAAATTATTTGAAAAAATACAAATCGATTGGTTCTCTGAGGCTCAACTAAAAACAAGGCGTTCTCAATTCCGAGGGTTTTATCGTGAAATAGTTGACAAGTTTATGAATGAAATTGAGAACATTCGTTTTTTCATATTAAAAAAATCTAATCGAAAGACGCGTAAAAATCGAAAGGACTAAGTATACCTTGATTTAAGTCGAGAATTGGATACAGTTCCAACACTTCCGCCATAATTTACTCTGGGTTTTTGGATAACTTGTGCGTTATTTGAAAATAAAGACTTCATGGTATACCAATTTGCCAATTTTTTATTTGTATTGGATGGAACATAAGGCATCTTATTTTGTGTTCTAGCCATATTGGGATTGCCAAATTCAATATAGGGCATCTTTATATTATAGTCTAAGATATTTTATTTCTATAATATAAATATGAAACATAACAAAACCTGTAAAAAATATAAGACTTGTGAAGAAGTACCTTGTGGCCAAATGAAAAATGGTTGTAGTCCATCTTATTGTGCCAATGTCCCTTCAAAAAATTGGGGATTATGTAATATAAACCCCAAATATTGTAATAGCAAAAAACGTTGCAAATTAGTACGAGGCAAAACACCTCGCTACCAAGTTCTCGCAAAAACAATGCACGAAAAGATGCCGTATATTTGGAGATTTTTAGATAGAAAAACCCGAAAAAAGATGATATTTTTAGCCAATAAACCTTTGAAGGAATTGAATGTTTGAGAACATTTTATCTATGTATATTAAAATGAAAAAAATACATTCCATAAAACATATCAGAAAATATAAAAACGGTAAAGTTGAAGTAAATATCATTGAGGAAAACAAAAATGGTGTTATAAAAATAAACAATTTACGTAAAACAAAATGTGTACCCTTTAGACGTAATCATTTGTTATTTACAAACAAAAGACGCGGTAAATCAGTAGCACAAAAAATTTATAATGAATTTGGTCGTAAAAAAAGGACACAGAAACGCCGTCAAAAATAAAATACATAGTAATTGTATAAGAATATAATTATTATGTCATCAAATACATGGAGACAGTATGGTGGTACTAGAAAACAAAATCAATTCCATAATTTAACTATAGGTACTTTGGTAGCTGACCAAGTATTGTTACGCGAATCATATGCCGGTAAATTTAAAATCCCTGGCTCTATTTTTGTGGGAGCAGACGTGAATGCTATTGGAAACGTTTATGCTTTCGGTAGTTCACTTACTACATTTGATACATACACGGGAAAAAATTTATTTGTAAAAAAAAACCTCTATTTTGGTACGGATGCGTCATTAGCTGACCTCGAACTTTTAAATCATGCTTATATGGCTGGTAATTTTGCAAATAAAACAATCGGCATAAATACACAAAATCCAGTGAGTAGTTTTGATATTAATGGCGCAAATTCTTCGCAAACACAGATATTGTCTGTAAGTTCGTTATCTACTCAAGTAAGATGCGTCCTAGGACAAAACGTAAATAAAAGTGGCATAGCATTAAGCGCAACGGAAAATAACGCGGTTTTTGCTTTTTATGTCGATACCGATTTAAGTTTTTCGAGTAACCCGGATTCATTGATTGAATATGTACGAGGTGGCAATATGAATTATCGTGCTGCGAATAATAATATTACCTCTTCCATAAATACAAATATTACTTCAACCGCCTCAACATATCTTACTGCTCAGACATTGACAAATATTACATCGGGCCAAAATGTGACAATAAATACCAAAAATACCAATATTTTATCGCGTCTTTATATTTCAAATCGTGGACAACCCACGAATGTTTATAATGAAAGCACTGTTATTTATGATATATCAAACGGACTTTATTTAAATGACGCGTATGAAAATGATAACGCCCGCGCTGGTTCTGCATTAACTTTGGTAGGTACAGATAGCAGTTCAAATACTTTTTTGAGATTAGTGACAACAAACAACGCGGGACTTTCTATTGCCGCGGGTATTTACCCTAATGATCAAACACGAACTATTAGCACCCTGGGTCTCACAGATTATACAGGTAAATATCGCGTGAACCAAACCGTAGTTTCAGGCAATTCTGCTATAAAATATTATACTACTACTGGATTCAATACTTATGCGCCACGCATTGATAACTATGTTATGGATATTAATGGGCCGACACATATTAGTAATGGCGAAATTAATCAAATGGCCAAATTTGATTATGAAATTTTGAAAACCTCGTTCTCAAAAACCGTAAAAAATTTTGGAATAAGTGTCGGGACCCCTAGCCCAAAAATACCCACAGATTTATCTCGTAATCCGCAATTTATTTCATATACTAGTGACTCGGGCGTAACATGGATTCCGGTTCGTGTAGATTCAACAGGCGATTTTGAACAGGGACAGCAAAAAGATTTTACTGTATATACACATAACAATGAATACGCCTTTTTGGGTTCTAGCACTAGTGTCTTATATTATACAAAAGACGGTGGTAAAAATTGGGTAAATGCTGCAGCAAACGACCCAGGAAATGATGACTATCGTCGCACATACAAAACCCTTTTTTTGAATCCAACTATTATAGATGGTAAAAACAGATTATTTGCATCGGTCATTAGAGAAAAGGGTTCGATAATTAGTCCATCTATATCAGAATTATGTATTTTTTATGCTGATTTAAATTTAAATGCACTACCCACGTTACCCTCTCAAATACAAGGAGGAGGATCTATTTATTTTTTTCCTAATACTAATTTTAATAATACCGACAATTTTGCTGAAACAGTAGTAAATATTGCCATGAAAACTATAAACGCTAGCGACGGTACTAATAATTCAATTTATTTTGTGGGCACGGGAATTAATAAATTTAATACCACAACTGTTAGTTCCCAATATTTAATAAATACAGGAAATACCTATTTTGGTGTTCATTGTTATAGCGATACTTATGTTGTAGCCGTTGGTGCTATTGTAACAATAGCTAATGAGGTTACCGCCACTATTATTTCCTATACAAAAAACGGAACAAATTGGTTCAATTCAACATTACCAAGTGGACTTGGTCTAGTAAGATTAAGAAGCGTTCATTTGTTTGACGAGAATAATGGTATGGCCGTAGGAGATAATGGAACATTTTTGTATACAAAAGATGGATCAGTAACTTGGTCTGTTGTGCCAGATTCTATCTTAAACTCATCTGGTTATGCCGCTCGCATAAATGGTTCATATAACAAATTGCGAGATATCTACATGATCGACACAAACAGAATGATGGTAACCTCCGTAAAACAAAGTTACGTATTAAGTACCTCGACACCAGGACTAAGTAAAGTTTATACTTGCTATTTGCCAAATCTCTATAATTCAGCCACAAATAATATTTTTGACGTAAGCGGTAATATGACAGTTTCAGGTAATATTGATATTAATGACGGGGGTAATTTAAATACGAATTGTCCTGCGTTTAATTTAATCAACGAAAAAGCAAAAACTGTCAATTTCGCGGGTAATGCAACCTTAATTAATATTGGTAATAACTTACCATCCCAAACAAATATTAAAACAAATATAGATGTTGTTGGAAACGCAATTTTTCGTTCAACGGTAGACATTCAATCTGATTTGGCACTTGGTGGTAATCTTCGAGTAAACGGCACCGGCAATTCATCTTTTAATGGTCGTCTTTTTGTGGCTAAGGGGCTAGAAGTAGCACAAAAAGCGGTTTTTAATAATGGTATTCACGTATTCGGTAACATTGAACATGAACTCGACTTTCGTTATTTGAACAGGCTATATGTTGAACAGGATACATATCTTTATCAACGCGTTTTCATAGGCGGAGATGCATCTTTAAACGGTAATGTTTATATTGGTGGACCTCTTTCTATTCCAGCAACTATAACCCCGAATTCAAATATTATTACATTAACAGGAACGGTACCTATTCATGACTCTGGATCATTGGAACCAGGAACTAGCGTATCTTATTACGATAGTGTACGTGGTTGGGTAATTCCTGTAGGAACAACTATATTAAGTATTAATCAAATACAGACATTCAGTTATAATCCTGATACACAATTAAACGACATACCAGGAGACATTTTAAACGGTAATATAGTTACTTTAAGTGCTAACGTTGGTACAACTCTTAGTTCATCAATTTTGGTAAACGTAATTTTTCAAAATTCAAAAATATTTTCTGTTTTTCCGGATACGTCATTAAATAGCCGTCTTTGTGTTGGTGGGGACGTTTCATTAAATGGACGATCATCAATTATTAACGACGTTTCACTAGGCGGAAATCTAAATATAGGAGACAATACTGGAGTCTATGCTAATATTAGTACAAAAGGAATAACTTATCAAGCAACGATTGCCAATTCAGGAACAGTAAACACCAGTCAATATAATTTTTTACCTTATTCTCAATTTCAGCATATACAAACCTTATCAGAAGATGTTCAAAAAAGATTAGTTGATTTAACCAGCAGAACTCAGTCTATTGGAATAGCTAATACAAACACTCAAACTGTACCGACAAATCTTCAATTAATTGAACGAACAACATCATATATAACAATAAGTTTTACTCCGGTTCTTAATGCATACAGTTATAAGGCATATATAAATGGTGTATTCGCTAATGGTCTAAACGGTCGTCCTTATGCAGTTGGTTCTGCAAATAGTTTTACTATTTTTGGCTTGAACACACTGACATCATACACAATAACTATTAGTTCATTAAATACAATTACAGGTGCAGAAAGTAGCCAATCTACGGGATTGAACACAGCAACTCGTGAATTTGATATAGACGACACTGAAAACAGAAATTTTGAAATTGATACAACAACAATAGATCCATCTACTTTTGGTGTTACTACAATAGACCCGACGACGCTTGGTCTATTAGACATTGATTTTTCATCGTTTAGTGAAAACGTTATGACACAAAGTAATATTCGTGATGTAATAACATCATTATTGACATTTGACCTAGCCGGTAATAATTTATTAGTATCTGGAAATTTGGAACCCGGGAGCCCATCCAATTTAACTATTGGTGCGTCTGATTATCCATTTGCAACCGTGTACTTGAACAACCAAAATGCCATAAATTTTATGTCTCAGAGTCTTACGAATCAGGGCACCATGACATTTAATTTGTCAACTGGCTACTTAGATTTATCATGTAACGGCTTACTGGGCTCAACACTTTTAACCTATGGCGGAAATGTAGCTATAGGAAAACCTTTACCAACTACAAATTTTGATGTTCTCGGTCAAAGTATTTTTAATGGTAATATAACACAACAAACTGGTAATCTTTACCTAACTAACCGTTTATTCATTCAATCGGATATTTCTTTGGTTGGTAATATGTTTTCTGGTAAAAATCTTTATCAAACTGGCGACGCATTCTTAAATTCGCGTGTTTTTGTTCTCGGGGATATATCTTTAAATAGTAATTTATTTGTATCGAGAGATACCTCTTTGAATCAACGATTATACGTAGGTAACGACACCTCTTTAAATAAAAATCTGTTTGTTGGTCAAAATACAACAATAAACGGTAACACTTTACTGAATAACCAATTAACGGTTCAAGGCGTAACAATACTCAATAACGATGTTTCATTGAATTCTAATATATACATAAATAGAAAAGCCACCATTAATAATGATTTATCCTTGAATGGTAATTTTATTGTAAACGGGTTCTCTTTTTTAAATAGCGATGAGTATTTACAAGGTAACCTTTTTGTTACGGGTAATCAATTCTTAAGCGGTAACATTTTAATAAATGGTTTTAGCACCAATATTAGAGACGTTACAATGAGTTCGAGATTATATGTGGGGGGAGATGTTTCAATAAATAATCGTTTATTTTTAAAAGGCCTCGCAAATTTTAATAGCGATGTCTTAATGAATGGAAACGCATTTATTAAAAATGATTTATCACTGAACGGTAATTTATCTATCGGTGGGACCAAATTAATTGTGTCTGGAGATACTTCATTAAACGGCGAATTATTTATAAATAATAGTCTCTATGTTAACAGAGATAGCTCGTTCAATGGAAAAGTATTTGTGAACAATACCGCATTTTATAATTCTGATGTTACTATGAATAATCGCTTATTCTTAGCTAAAGATGCGTCGTTTTCGTCAAATGTGTATATTAATGATAAACTTATTACCAACAATGATATATCTATAAATGCAAATATTATAAATTCTGGAAAAATAATAACAGCAGGAGATATAAGCACAAATTCTAGATTATTTGTATCGGGAATAACTACATTAAATTCAAGTTTAACAGTAGAAGGCTCCACACTTTTAAAAAATGATTTATCAATTAACGCAAATATCTCTTCAAATAATTCAATAACCGCTGCTAATTCTTTTGTTAAAGGCAATATTATATTAAATGGAGATGCATCATTTAATTCCAACTTAATAGTCGCAAAAACAGCTTTTATCGGTGGAGACACTAATATGAACGGAAATTTGCGTGTAAACAATATTACCAATACCGGATCAATAACTACGAATGGTAATAATTTAACTTTTGGAGATGCAACAATTGGTTCTAATTTATTTGTGAATCGAAATGCAACATTGAATGGATCATTAGCTATTGGTGGAGATGCAAATGTCAATGGTAGTGTTATTGTAAATAACGACGTATCGTTAAACGGAAGAATATTTGTAGGTAGTTATCCCATTGGTTCTATTCCTATAGGTGCTATTGCTGGAGGTGCAGGTCTCGCCCTTGGTTCGTTTGCTGGAGATGTAAACATTGGTAAAAACTTTTACGTAGGCGCAGAAACAGTTTTATATGGTAATTTGACTATAGTTAAAAATCTTACCTTGTTAGGTCAGCTCGTCATTAAACAATATACTGTGAATCAAACTGTAACAACACTTAGTTATGAGATTATGATTGCTCAAGATTTGTCCTTAAGCGGAAGATTACATATGACCGGTGATGCATCTATTAATGGTCGTCTTTATGTAGGACAAGATGTCTCAATTAACGCTAATTTATTTGTAAAGGGCAGAACAACTTTTGCACAGCCTATTACAATAGGCAACACTATTACAATCAATGGCTCCGTTATTGAAAATGGAACTGTTACAACAAACGCACAAGTAACTAATAATGCACTGAATATATTTAACGCTGATGCTTCATTAAATAGTCGATTTTATGTTGGTGGTTCTTCTAATTTTATTAGTGATGTTTCTATAAATAATCGTCTATACGTACAAAACGACAGTTCATTAAACGGTAATTTTTATGCTAATGGTCTTTCTATATTAAACTCTGACGTTTCAATAAACAATCGGCTATATGTGCAAAACGATAGTTCACTGAACGGTAATTTTTATGCCAATGGTCTTTCTATATTAAACTCCGACGTTTCAATAAACAATCGGCTATATGTACAAAATGATGTATCGATGAGCTCTAATTTATATGTGAATAAAAGAACAATTTTAAATGGCGATGTTTCGACAAATAACCGTTTGTATGTACAAAACGACGTATCTTTAAATTCAAATTTATATGTTGCTAGACAAACTACATTGAATGGAGATGTTTCAATAAACACGCGCCTCTACGTTGAAAACGACGTATCGATGGGCTCAAATTTATATGTTGCTAGACGAACCACATTGAATGGAGATGTTTCAATGAATACACGGTTATATGTAAGAAATGATGCATCGTTTGGGTCAAATTTGTATATCAATGCACTAAGCACATTCAACGGCGACGTATCAATGAACAATCGTTTATTTGTGGCTAGCGATGCATCTGTAAACGGAAACTTTTATGTTGGTGGTAAAACCATATTCCAGCGGGAATTGTCATGTAATAAAGTGATATGTGGTGTTGATGCATCATTCACTGGAAATATTGCCATTTATGGAAATCTTTATTTACAAACAGATTTAAGGTTCGACTCGATGTATGTTAAAAAGAATTTAAGTGTGATTGAAAGTGTTTTTATAACAGGTCAAATGACTCAGATGGTAGATGCCTCACTAAATGGTAATCTCAATGTTATGCGAGATGCTTCATTAAATGGACGATTGGCTGTTGCTCAAGATGTATCATTCAACAGTAATATAAATGTTATTAAGGATAGCTCGTTGAATAGTCGGCTTTTTGTTGGTCAGGATACCTCTTTAAATGCTAATTTATATGTGGGAAATAATACGTACATAAAAGGCAATTTAATAAATAATGGTGACGTTTCTATGGTTGCTTCATTAGACCTAAACGGACCCATGATTTCTCGCAATAATATGAATATTTACGGAATCATTAACCAGTATAGTACAAACCCTACATCTCCTAATACCATAGTGAATAATACGTCTTATGTTACGTCTAATGCTTTACAAGTAACGTTAGGAACTACCGCAAGTCAAAATGTCTACGTGCCTGGTAACATTGGCATAGGTACAACAAATCCTCTTGTACCATTATATATTAATAAATCGAGCACGAGTACAGGACAAGACGCCGGATATTATATTTCAAATAGCTCATCCACAACTACTGCTATCAATACTTCGGCTGCTTATATCTATAGTATTTATGCATTGAATTCAATTGCCACTTCGGATAAATTAATTGCAACATCAAGTGTCTATTTTTCAGATGAACGAATTAAAACGAATATTCAAGACATTGATTGTTCAAATGCCCTTGAGAACATTCGTCAATTAAAACCGAAACAATATAACTATATTGATAGTATTGGACAGGGATCAGAACCCACGCTGGGCTTTATCGCACAGGAAGTGAAGCCCATAATAAAATATAGCGTATCTATTTCCAAAAACTTTATTCCAAACATTTATGAATTATGTAAAATTGAGAACCAAGTAATTACTCTTCTGAACAAAACTACACATGATTTATTTGTTGGTTCCAAAATAAAGGCAATTTCTAGAAGCGGTAGCGAAATTATACTTACGGTTTCCAAAATTAATGACGAAAAAACTTTTATGGTAAACGATTACGACGATGTCGATTTTTCAATAGATGATAAAATATTTATATATGGACAAGAAATAGAAGATTTTAATAATTTAGATAAGAACGCTATTTTTACTATTACAACAGCAGCATTAAAACAAGTGGACGCTGACCTACAAGATACTAAAAAAATAGTGGAACAACAAAAAATACAAATAGAAACATTAGAATCACAAATAAAATTTATTAATGCTAAACTAGAGATTTTTTAAACCAAAGTTTTTCATAATATTTCAATACATTCGATTTATTATGAAAATTTATAATGTCGATATAATTATATTAACATGAGTAAATGGCTTGATTTTAGCGCCAATATGTTGAAACAAAGTTACATCAAGGGGTTTGTGGACATTAGCGGAGATGCTTTATATTTAAGACATGATGCGTCCATCAACTTTTATAACAATGATGCATCGGGTGTACCTAACATGAGCTTAAAATCGGATCGATTTCGTATTTATAATAATGGTTCTTATACCGACGTAAGTACTTCCAATTTACAATACATCACCGGTCTTAGTCAAAACGTACAATCCAAATTGACGTCTTTAGGTAATAATACGCAATATTTATTGAGCAAAGGAGAAAATATAACCAACTTAAGTGGCGGACTTATATTACAAAACGATCTGACTGTTGGTGGAAATTTATACATAAATTCTTACACTACAAATCAAGTAATAACTACATTAAGTTATGAAGTTATAATTGCCCAAGACATGTCTTTAAATGGACAACTATTTTTAAACGGAGACGCTTCAATAAACGGAAATGTATTTATTTCTAGTAAAACAATTCAAAACAATGATGTCTCTATGAATTCCCGACTTTTTGTCAATAATGATGTTTCATTAAACGCTAATTTATATGTAAAAAATACATTAACTGCTAATACCGTATCCATTCAAACTGCAAATCTAACAAATACGAATATTTATGGAGTTTTAAATCCACGAGGCGACGTTGTCATGGCTTCTCGATTATTTTTATCTGGAGACGCGTCTATGGGTTCTCGACTATTTGTTTATGGTGATGTATCTATGTCTGGTGTGGCTCGAGCTGTTACTCAGGATGCAACAGATGATTCTAATAAATTAGCTACTACGTCTTTTGTAAAAACTGCAGTATTGAATGCCGCCGTTGGTGGAGCGTCTTATAACTTTACCAGCGATGTTTCGGCGGGTATGCGATTATATGTAGCTGGAGACGTATCCATGGCTTCAAGATTATATGTAGCGTCAGACATTACAGGAAAAAGTCTTACTGTCACAGGAATGATTAATCCTAAGGGTGACATTTCTGCCAATTTAAAAATAATGGCCGGTTCAGATATATCAGCAAACGGTAATATTTTTGCACTCGGTAAATTGATTAGTCAAAGTGATGCGTCATTAAATAATCGTTTAATTGTTGGAAAGCAAACAATTTTAATTGGAGACGCATCATTGAATGCACGACTTTTGTTAGGAGCTGATGCCTCTATGAACGGAAATCTGTCTCTCGGTAGAGATTTAAAAGTAACTGGAAACATATTATCATTAAAAGATGTTACATTAAATGGCCGTTTGTATACCAACGGTCAAGTAAATTTTAATGCCGAAACTAACGCAACCACACAAAACACTTCTGATAGTTCAACCAAAGTGGCTACAACTGCTTTTGTAAATAATTATGTTGGTGGTCAATTGACCAATTATTACACGTCGAGTCAAATAGATACTAATTTCTCAACAATAACCGGTAATTATGCTCCTATTGATACACCGACCTTTACTGGAACATTAACACATACGGGCGAAATGTACGTAAACGGTAATTTATTTACTGGATTAACTAATGTTATTGAACCTGGATTTTTAAATGTTATCAACGATGCTTCCGTGAATGGTAATTTTTACAGCGGTGCAAATACGGTGGTAAATGGAATTTTATCCGTTAATAACGACAGTTCTATGAACGGAAATTTGTCAATTGGCTTAGATTTGTCTTTAAATAATAACTTATATGTGAACAAAGACGCTAAAATCAAAAATAATTTATTTGTTAGTGCCGATGTCTCTTTAAACAATAACGCCTACATAAACAACAACTTAATCGTAAACAAAGACGCGTCATTAAACGGAAATTTAACATTGGGAAAAGATTTGATGGTCAATGGAAATTTGTACGTAAAAGCATATCATCAAAATACAGTAATTACCACTATAAGTTATGAAAGTGTTTTTGCTGAGGATATGTCATTAAATGGTAAATTATTCGTAAACGAGGATTCGTCTTTAAATGGGAATTTGTATGTAGCTCAAAAATCAGTTCAGGCTGGTGATGTAAACATGTTATCCAAATTAACTGTAGATTCAGACACATCATTGAACGCTAATCTAAATGTAGGAGGAAATTCCAATTATAATGCTGATGTTAATATAAAATCACGATTATTTGTTATTGATGACACTTCGCTAAATGCTAATTTATATGTTGCCGGAACAATAGTTGCCGACGGAGATACATCCGCTAAAAATCGCCTTTTTGTTATAGGAGATACTTCTTTGAATGCAAATTTGTATGTCGCGGGAAATAATACAACTGTCGGAGATGGTTTAATAAAACGCCATCTTTTTGTTACAGGTGATAGTTCTCTTAATGCTAATTTATATATAAACTCTAAAACAACAAACAACGGAGACGTCAGTATGAACTCAAATATGTTTTTAGGAAAGGACGCGTCGCTTAATTCCAAATTATTTGTTGGCGGAATAACTATTCAAAACGGCGATGTTTCTATGAACGCTAAAATGTTTGTTAGTAAAGATGTTTCCTTAAATGCTAATTTATACGTCGCAGGTACGAGCGTAAATAACGGAGATGTTAGCATGAACACAAACTTACAAATAGGCGGACAACTTACTCTAGAGAATGACGCGCAAATCAAAAATCGTTTGTTTGTAGATGCCGATGTGTCTTTGAACGCCAATTTATACGTTTCCGGAACAAGCACAAATAATGGTGACGCAACCATGAATTCGCGTTTATTTGTTACTGGTGATAGTTCATTGAATGGTAATTTCTATGTTGAAGCTCAGTCAATTCAAAATGGTAACGTAACAATGAATTCTCAGTTATCTGTGTCATTGGATGCTTCGTTTAATTCGGACGTATTTACAAATGGTAAAACAGTTCAAAATGGTGACGTCTCCATGAATTCCCAGTTGTTCGTATCCAAAGACGTATCTATGAATTCAAGATTATACGTAGAAGGAACTACCACCATAGTTGGTGATACAAAATCACAGAATCGTCTTTTTGTTACTGGAGATAGTTCTTTGAATGCCAATTTGTACGTAACAGGCTTAAATACAACCACTGGTGATGTCTCTGCTAAAAACCGTTTATTTGTTACTGGTGATACTTCTTTGAATGCCAATTTGTACGTAGCCGGCTCAAATACGACGATTGGTGATGTCTCAGCTAAAAACCGTCTTTTTGTTACTGGAGATAGTTCTTTGAATGCTAATTTATATGTAGCTGGCTCAAATACGACAATTGGTGATGTCTTAGCTAAAAACCGCCTTTTTGTTACCGAGGATAGTTCCTTGAATGCCAATTTATACGTAGCTGGCTCAAACACAACCGCAGGTGACGTATTTGCAAAAGCACGCCTTTTTATTACTGGGGATAGTTCTTTGAATGCTAATTTGTATGTATCTGGTAAAAGCACTCAAAACGATGACGTAAGCATGAATTCTAAATTGTATGTTGGTAATGATACCTATTTAAATGCGAATTTATACGTTATCGGAAAAAGCGTACAAACTGGAGAAGTTACTATGAAATCTGCTGTTAATTTTGAGAACGATGTATCCCTGAATGGCAATTTAAAAATAGGTAAAGATTTGACGGTAAATGGTAATTTATACGTAAAGGCGTATCATCAAAACACAGTTATTACGACAATCAGTTATGAGAACGTAATTGCCGAAGATATTTCGTTGAATGGTAACATTTACGTTTCTGATGATGCATTTATAAAATCTCGGTTTTTTGTTACTGGAGATACTTCTCTGAATGCAAATTTGTATGTTCAAGAAACCAGCACGACCATTGGTGACGTCTTGGCCAAAAACCGCCTTTTTGTTACTGGAGATACTTCGCTCAATGCCAATTTGTACGTTCAAGGAACCAACACCAGCACTGGTGATGTCTTAACAAAAAACCGTCTTTTTGTTACTGGAGATACTTCGCTCAATGCCAATTTATACGTTCAAGGAACTAGTACAACTATTGGCGACGTTTCCGCAAAGAACCGCTTGTTTGTTACTGGAGATAGCTCCCTTAATGCTAATTTATATGTAGCAGGCTCAAATACGACCATTGGTGATGTCTCAGCAAAGAACCGCTTGTTTGTTACTGGAGATAGCTCCCTCAATGCTAATTTATATGTAGCAGGCTCAAATACGACCATTGGTGATGTTTCAGCAAAGAACCGCTTATTTGTTACTGGAGATAGTTCTTTAAATGCTAATTTGTACGTTCAAGGAACTAGCACGACCATTGGCGATGTTTCCGCAAAGAATCGTTTATTTGTTACTGGAGATAGCTCTCTCAATGCTAATTTATACGTTCAAGGAACCAACACCAGCACTGGTGATGTTTCAGCAAAGAACCGCTTGTTTGTTACTGAAGATAGCTCCCTCAATGCTAATTTATATGTAGCGGGATCAAATACAACAATTGGTGATGTTTCAGCAAAATCCCGCCTTTTTGTTACTGGAGATAGTTCTTTAAATGCTAATTTGTACGTTCAAGGAACTATTACAACCATTGGTGACGTTTCTGCAAAAAACCGCCTATTTGTTACTGGGGATAGTTCGCTCAACGCTAATTTGTATGTTCAAGGAACAAGTACAACCATTGGTGACGTTTCTGCAAAAAACCGCTTATTTGTTACTGGAGATAGCTCGCTCAATGCCAATTTGTACGTTCAAGGAACTAATACGGCCATTGGTGATGTTTCAGCAAAATCCCGCCTTTTTGTTACCGGAGATAGCTCCCTCAATGCTAATTTATATGTTCAAGGAACTAATACAACAATTGGCGACGTTTCATCAAACAGCCGCCTTTTTGTTGGTGGGGATAGTTCACTTAATGCTAATTTATATGTAGCTGGCTCCAGCACAAGCATAGGAGATGTTTTTGCAAAAGCACGCCTTTTTACTACAGGAGACACTTCTCTTAATGCTAATTTGTATGTAGGAGGTACTATTACTAGCACTCTTGACGCTTCAATGAAAAATCGACTATTTGTTACTGGAGACACCTCATTAAATGCTAATTTATACGTAGCGGGCTCAAATACAAGCAGTGGAGACGTTTTTGCAAATGCACGCCTTTTTACCACAGGAGACACTTCTCTTAATGCTAATTTATACGTACAAGGAACAAGCACAACCACTGGCGATGTTCTAGCAAAAAACCGGCTCTTTGTTTCTGGGGATACTTCCTTAAATGCTAATTTATATGTAGAGGGCTCAAACACAAGCACTGGCGATGTATTCGCAAAAGCGCGCCTTTTTACTACAGGAGACACTTCGCTTAATGCTAATTTATATGTAGCAAGCTCAATTACTGGTACGGGTGATGTCTTAGCTAAAAATCGCCTTTTTGTTACCGGAGATAGTTCCTTGAATGCTAATTTATATGTAAATTCGAATACAACCCAGAATGGTAATGTTACAATGAATTCCAAATTGTTCGTAAAGGGAGATGTTTCTCTTAATGGAAATGTAAATATAAATGGATATTTAACTGTTCCTACGCCAATCAATTCTGATAATTCCTCCAAGGTAGCAACAACGGAATATGTTAAAACCGCTTTGAGCTCTTTTAGTACTTCCCCAACAGCAACATTTAGTGGCGATTTATCATTAAATTCAAATTTTTATGTTGCCGGAATAACCGTTCAAACTGGCGACGTTTCTATGAATAATCGTCTTTTTGTGAATGCTGATAGTTCCCTCAATGCTAATTTATATGTAAACGGCCAAACAGTTCAAAATGGTGGAGTTACCATGAACTCAAATTTACTCTTACAAGGAGATGGTTCTATGAATGGTAATTTATCAATAGGTAAAGACTTGACCATTATGGGAAACTTACACGTAAATCAATATTCATCAAAGCAATTAATTACCACAATTAGTTATGAAATAATTATAAGTGAAGACATTTCGTTAAATGGTAATATTCGTACCAAAGACGACGGATTTTTTAATTCTCGTTTGTTTGTATTGGGCGATTCATCTTTAAATGCAAATTTGTATGTTGGTCAAACCACGACACATGACGGCGATGTTATTATGAATACGCGTGCGTTTGTTATCGGAGATACGTCATTAAATGCGAATTTATATGTTGGTCAAACCACGACACATGATGGCGACGTAAATATGAATACTCGTGCATTTGTTATTGGAGACGCGTCATTAAATGCGAATTTATATGTTGGTCAAACCACCGTGCATGATGGCGATGTTATTATGAATACGCGTGCGTTTGTTATTGGAGACGCGTCATTAAATGCTAATTTATATGTTGGCCAAACCACAGTACATAATGGTGACGTTATCATGAATACGCGCGCATTTGTAGTTGGAGACGCGTCCTTAAATGCTAATTTATATGTAAATTCCAAGTCCATTCAAAATGGGGATGTCTCTATGAATTCTCGTCTTTTTGTAGCAAAAGACTTGTCACTTAATGCTAATTTATATGTAAATTCCAAGTCCGTTCAAAATGGGGATGTCTCCATGAATTCCCGTCTTTTTGTAGCAAAAGATATATCATTTAATGCAAATTTATACGTAAATGCATCTACGGTCTTGAATGCTGATGTAAACGCCAAATCACGTCTTTTTGTTACGGGGGATAGTTCACTCAATGGAAATTTTTATGTAGAAGGACAATCAATTCAAAACGGAGACGTCACAATGCAAAATCGTGCGTTTATTCTTGGGGACGCTTCATTAAACGCGAATTTATACGTAGCCGGTTCAAATACGTGCATTGGCGATAGCTTTATAACTAATCGGTTATTTGTTACTGGAGATAGTTCTCTCAATGCTAATTTATTTGTTGCCGGCTCGAATACAACAATTGGCGATGTCTCTGCAAAAAACCGTCTTTTTGTTACTGGGGATAGTTCATTGAATGGAAAATTATACGTGGCGGGTTCAACAACAAGCATAGGTGACGTCTTGGCAAAAAATCGTTTGTTTGTTACTGGAGATAGTTCATTCAATGCCAATTTGTACGTTTCTGGTACAAGCACTACAGTCGGCAACGTTGAAATGAAATCGCGAATGAATTTAATTGGAGATGCACAATTAAATAATCGTCTTTTCGTAACTTCAGATGCATCATTAAGTGCTAATCTATATGTTACTGGAACAATAACTGGAGACGGGGACGCTTTCTTAAATAATCGTTTGTTTCTAACTTCAGATGCATCGTTAAGTGCAAATTTATATGTTGCTGGAACTACAACAATAAATGGAGATGTTTCATTAAATAAACGCGTTTTTGTTAGTGCCGATGTATCATTAAATTCTAAATTGTACGTCGCAGGAACCAGTACGACCATTGGTGATGTTTCCGCCAAAAATCGCTTATTTGTTACTGGAGATACTTCACTTAATGCTAATTTATATGTTGCTGGAACAAGCACGAGTGTTGGTGACGTCTCTGCTAAAAATCGCCTGTTTGTTACTGGAGATAGTTCTCTCAATGCTAATTTATATGTTGCCGGAACAAACACTATCATCGGAGATGTCTCTGCAAAAAATCGCTTGTTTGTTACTGGAGATAGTTCTCTCAATGCGAATCTATACGTACAAGGTTCAAGCACAATGGTTGGTGACGTATCTTTAAATAATCGCCTTTTTGTTACCGGGGATAGTTCGCTCAATGCTAATTTATATGTTGCTGGAACAAGCACAATCGTTGGTGACCTATCGTCAAATAATCGTCTTTTTGTGGCCGGAGATAGTTCGCTCAATGCTAATTTATACGTAGCTGGAAAAAGTACACAGGGTGGGGATGTAAGCATGAACGCCCGCTTATACGTAGCAAAAGACGTATCATTAAACTCTAATTTATACGTAAAAGGTTATAGTATACAGAACGGAGATGTGTTAATGAATTCGAAATTACAAGTGGAAAATGATACATCATTAAACGGTAATCTGTCTATAGGAAAAGATTTGACTGTAACGGGAAATTTGACGGTGTATCAATATACTTCACGTCAAATGATAACAACGATCAGTTATGAATTAATCATAGCGGAAGACATATCACTAAACGGTAATTTGTATACCAAATATGATGCGTTCTTAAAATCAAGATTGTTTGTAAGTGGAGATAGTTCACTAAACAGTAATTTATATGTCAACGAAAAAACTACTCTTAATGGTGACACTACAATGAATAACCGTTTATTTGTTACTGGAGATACTTCGCTCAATGGTAATTTTTATGTAAATGCGCAGACAATTCAGAACGGGGATATTACCATGAATTCTCGAACATTTTTACTTGGCGATGCCTCTATTAATGCAAATTTATATGTGTCTTCAAAAACAGTGCAAAATGGTGACGTGTCTATGAATTCAAAATTATTTGTATCAAAAGACACTTCGTTAAACGCTAATTTATACGTATCTTCAAAAACAGTACAAAACGGCGATGTATCTATGAATTCACGTTTATTTGTATCAAAAGACGTTTCTTTAAATGCTAATTTATACGTAAATGAACAATCTGTTTTAAATGCCGATGTGACAATGAAATCTCGTCTTTTTGTCATTGGTGATACTTCACTTAATGGTAATTTTTATGTAAATGCTGAAACCATTCATAATGGCGACACCACAATGAAATCTAGATTATTTGCCATTGGCGATAGTTCTTTAAATGCTAATTTATATGTGGCTGGGACAAGTGTTCAGAATGGTGACGTTTCTATGAATTCATATTTGTTTATAGGTGGCGACACATCACTCAATGGTAATTTTTATGTAGAAGCCAAGTCGATTCAAAATGGTGACGCAACCATGAAGAATCGTCTTTTTGTTACTGGGGACACTTCACTCAATGGTAATTTCTACGTAAATGCCAAGTCGATTCAAAATGGCGATGCAACAATGAAGAATCGTCTATTTGTAACTGGCGACACTTCACTCAATGGTAATTTTTATGTAAATGCCAAGTCAATTCAAAATGGTGACGCAACCATGAATTCGCGTCTTTTTGTTAATGGAGATACTTCGCTCAATGGTAAATTCTATGTGGAAGCTCAGTCAATTCAAAATGGTGATGCAACCATGAATTCGCGTTTATTTGTTACTGGAGATACTTCCCTCAATGGTAATTTCTATGTGGAAGCTCAGTCAATTCAAAACGGGGACGTAACCATGAATTCGCGTTTATTTGTTACTGGTGACACTTCACTCAATGGCAATTTCTATGTAAACGCAAAATCAATTCAAAACGGGGACGTAACCATGAATTCGCGTTTATTTGTAACTGGCGATACTTCACTCAATGGTAATTTCTATGTAAATGCAAAAACGATTCAAAATGGCGATGCAACAATGAAGAATCGGTTATTTGTAACTGGGGATACTTCACTAAATGGCAATTTTTACGTAAATGCTCAATCAATTCAGAATGGTGACGCAACAATGAAGAATCGGTTATTCGTAATTGGCGATACTTCTCTCAATGGCGGTTTCTTTGTAAATAATCAGTCAATTCAAAATGGTGACGTATCAATGAATAACCGACTTTTTGTAAATGGAGATACTTCTCTCAATGCCAATTTATATGTGAATAATACAAGTTTATTTAACGGAGAAGTTACTATGCAGTCCAATTTATTAATAAGCGGAGATATTTCATTAAACGGTAATTTAACTGCAGACGGATTAATTGTTCATAATGGAGATGTATCCATGAATTCAAGATTATTTTTAGGTGCGGATGCATCATTTGGTTCTCGCTTATTTGTTCGCGCTGATGTATCATTTAATAATCGTTTATTTTTAGGTTCGGATATTTCAGTTAATGGGCGTATATCAACAAGAGGAGACGCATCATTTAATGCAAATGTTTATATATTCAATACCCTCAACGGAAATACAATTAACTCTAGAATATTAAACGTGAATAACAATTTGTATGTTTTTGGACCAACAAATTTAAGGGCTGATGCTTCTCTTAATATTCGTTTATATGTTGGTGGCGATACGTCTTTGAACTCTCGTCTGTTTGTAAGGGGCGACGTTTCCATGGTAGGAAACGTTTTGGTTACTACTCAATCTGCTTCGGACAATTCGCAAAAAGTAGCCACAACTGCTTTTGTGACGAATGCCATCAACCAAGGATTAACACTAGGTACTGTATATTATTTTACACAAGATGTTTCTATTAATTCGCGATTGGTTGTCACAAAAGACGTTTCTATGGGTTCTCGTTTATTTGTAGCTGGTGACGTTTCTATGATAGGAACTGTTTTGGCATCTACTCAACCGGTATCTGATAATTCACAAAAAGTAGCAACGACTGCGTTTGTAGCCAGTGCTATAAACCAAGGTTTGGCACTAGGCTCTGTTTATTATTTTACACAAGACGTTTCTATTAATTCTCGATTAGTCGTTACAAAAGATGTCTCGCTTGGTTCTCGATTATTTGTAGGATCTGATGTTTCGTTTAATAAAAATATGTCTGTTGGTGGTAACACAGTATTTAATTCGCGTGTATCAGCAGAAGACGTCTCTATAAATTCGCTAGATGTGATAAATAAATTAGTTTCAAGAAACGATACTTCATTAAACGGTAATTTGTCTATTGGTAAAGATGTAAGAGTCAATGGAAATTTATACGTCAATAGTTATTCGTTGAATCAAGTAATCACTACGATTAGCTATGAGTTTATGGTAGCACAAGATTTATCACTGGGTGGAAATTTGTTCATGTCGGGTGATATTTCTTTAAATGGAAAAATTGTAACCGACGGAGACGTATCATTTAATGGTATTGTTTCAGTAACAACTCAAGATATTGCTGATAGTTCAACACGAGTAGCAACTACTGAATATGTTAAAACCTTATTAGCTAACGATTTGAACAATTATTATACCATTGATGGTACTAATTCTACCATAAATTCATTTTTATCAAATTACTACACACAATCAGACATTGATTCTAATCTTAATAACAATTATTATACTATGACTGCGATTGATGCATCCGTAAATACCAATTATTATAATCGCGAAACTATTGACCTAAGCATCAATAATAATTACTATAATAAGAGCACAACGGACTTAAGTATTAATGATAAATTGAGCTTTTACTATACTAAGGTTGCGATAGATGCATCTGTAAATATTAATTATTATAATCGTGAAACAATCGATGCATCAGTAAATACTAATTATTATAATAGAGCAACAATTGATGCATCAGTAAACACTAATTATTATAACAGAGCAACAATCGACTTGAGCATCAATGATAATTATTATAACAAAAACACTACCGACTTGAGCATTAATGATAAATTGAGCTTTTACTACACTAAGTTAGCGGTCGATGCATCTGTAAATACAAATTACTATAACCGTGCGACCATAGATGCATCAGTAAACGCAAATTATTACAACAGAGCAACAATTGACCTAAGTATCAATGATAGTTACTATAATAAGAACGCAATGGATCTAAGCATCAATGATAAGTTAACTTTTTACTATACTAAGATTGCAATCGACGCATCAGTCAATACTAATTATTATAACCGAACAACAATTGACGCATCCGTAAATACTAATTACTATAACAGGGCAACGATTGACCTAAGCATCAATGATAATTATTATAACAAGAACACGACCGACTTGAGCATTAATGATAAATTAACTTTTTACTATACTAAAGTTGCGGTTGATGCATCAGTCAATACCAATTATTATAACCGAACAACAATTGACGCATCTGTAAATACTAATTACTATAACAGGACAACAATCGACCTAAGCATTAACGATAAATTAACATATTATGCTACATTAAACGCGCCATCTTTTACCAATAAAGTAACCAGTAACGGAGATGTATCGTTAAATTCTAGGCTGTTTGTACAAAAAGATGCGTCGTTTGCTAATAATGTATTTATACAGGGCGATGTTTCTATTAATGGAAACATAAACGTACCTACTCAAATCATAACAGATAATTCTACCAAGGTCGCGACCACAGCATACGTTACTAGTTTAATAAATAACGATTTAACCAATTACTACAATATTAGTCAAATGAATAGTGCGTTTAATTCTACATTAAATAATTATTATGTTAGCACGTATATTGATACCAATTATTATACAAAACCACAAATAGATAGTAGCATGAGTACTAATTATTATAGCAAACAACAAATTGATGCTATATCAAGTGGTAATTTTTCTGGTTATGCGCCATTGGTCGATCCATCATTTAGTGGTACAGCTCAGTTCAATGGTCTAACTGTTAATAACAGCGACGTTTCCATGAACGGTAATTTATTTGTGGGATTCGATACCTCAATAAATGGTAATTTATTTACAGCACTTGACACTTCATTGAATGGTAATTTGTTTGTTGGTTCTGCATCTACATTAAATGGAAATGTATATATAGCCTCTGATTTAACCGTAAACGGACAATTAACCGTGAATCAATATTCAGCGAGACAAACAATCACTACAATTGACTATCAAGTTATGGTTTCTCAAGACTTATCATTGAATGGTCGTTTATTGGTAACGGGTGATACTTCATTAAACGGTAATTTATACGTTAGTTCAAACGCAATTAACGATGGGGATGTTTCAATGAACAAAAAATTGTTTGTGGGTAGCGATGTTTCTATGGGTAATCGTTTGTTTGTAGCGCGAGACGCATCGATTAATGGTAATTTGGTAGTTGGTGGTAATTTCTCAGCTCCGGGTATTTCGCCAGGAATAACTCCCAAATTCAATACCATATACGGTATTAGTTCGGGAACCGGATTGACTACGGGTGGTAGCAATACATTCATTGGTTATAACGCGGGAACTTCACAAACAAATGGTTCAAATACAACAGCTATAGGAAATGGAGCAAACACAAGTACCGCTACGATATCAAACGAAATAACATTAGGAAATAGCGCAATTACAAAATTAAGATGCGCAGTTACCACTATAACAGCTATTTCAGATGCTCGTGATAAAACAAATGTAGTCAGTATTCCGGCTGGTCTTGATTTTGTAAATAGCTTGAACCCTGTGAAATTTACATGGAACATGCGTGATGGCGGAAAGACAGGTATTGATGAATTTGGCTTTATTGCACAAGAATTACAGGCTGCTCAACAATTGGCAGGAATTAATTACCCAAATCTTGTTTCAAGTGATAATCCAGATAGATTAGAAGCTTCTTATACTACATTGGTTCCCGCCTTAGTAAAAGCAATTCAAGAATTAAAAGCAATTGTTACAGAACAACGTGCTGAAATTGACCAATTAAAAGCGCGAATAAATTAATAATTCGGTTTAGAACCATTTCGGTAAATAAAAAGTAAAAAATATCTATTGTTTTTATAATAGATATTTAAAATGAGTAATTGGTTGGATTTGTCAAATGTATCCAATATCTTACGACAGACATACGTTAATGGGTTTTTAGATGCCTCAGGAGCAATTATTGGGCGCGCCGACGTATCGTTTAATCAAAAGTTATTTGTCAGTAAAGACGTATCATTAAATTCAAGATTGTTTGTTGGCTTAGATGCGTCGTTCGGCAATAATATCTTTGTACAAAACTATGTGTTTTCGTCAACGCCTGTGCCCTCCGATAGTTCAAATAAATTAGCTACCACGAAATATGTACAAGATAAGTTAGCTGTACTGTCGAGTAGTGCATCTTTCGTTGGTGACGTCACACTTTTTAATCGTCTTTTTGCTTATGGTGATGTGTCCATGGGTGGTAATTTGTATGCTTTACAAAATACCATTTTGGGTGGAGACGTTTCTATGAATACGCGGCTTTATGTTCAAAACGACGTGTCTTTGAATGCGAATTTATTTGTTGCACGTGATAGTTCATTGAATATGCGGCTTTATGTTGGTGGAGATGTTTCTTTTGGTTCTCGATTATTTGTTAGTAGAGATGTTTCTTTGAACCAACGTCTATATGTTGGTGCCGACGTTTCACTTGGTTCTCGATTATTTGTTAGTGGTGACGTTTCCCTGAATCAACGTCTATATGTTGGTCAGGACGTGTCTTTAGGTTCTCGACTTTTTGTTAGTGGCGACGTTTCATTAAACGGACTTGTGTCCGTTCCAACTCAGGGCGCATCTGATAATTCCACCAAAGTAGCAACTACGCAATATGTAACCACGGCACTTAGTGCATTCAGTGGAGCTTATGCTACGTTTAGGGGCGACGTTTCAATTAATAATCGGCTTTTTGTGGGCTCAGATGTATCAATGGGTGGTAAATTATTCAGCGCTGGTGATGTAACTTTTAATTCACGCCTTAGTTTAAATTCTGATGCTTCAATGAACGGAAATTTGAGCGTTGGAAATAACATAATTGGACCCAATCTTCTTGCTACTAATTCTATATTAATTGGTCCACTAGTTGCACCAACTTTTATAACTCCAAACACAACGACTATCGCTTCAACAACATGGACAAATTCCGGTATAACTTGGATTGGTTCCTATAGTGCAAGTTCTTTTAGTATTATAACTATATTTTCTTCAAACATATTAACAAATGGAGGCTCGGGATGGTATAGTGGTGGTGGTCAGTATACAACAAGTTATACTAGTCCAACAGGTACATCATATAATTATGCTTTAACCACAGCTTCAACGGTTGTACAAAATTCACTTGGTACTATATATGGTTCATGGCTACAAATTCAATCAAGTACTCCATTGACTATTTATAATTGGGCTATAGGAGGAGGAGAGTATTGGGGTGGTGCTACACCACAAAGTTTTATTATTTGTGGTTCATCCGATGGAACAACATGGTATCCTCTTATTAATTGTAATTGGAATAGTAATCCTTTATTAGCAAATAAAGCAACTGCATATTATAGTATACCCTCGGGAACAGCAACGAATGCCACTAGTGGAGCTCTTACTTATAGTACTTACGGAAATGGTACAAACGCATATAGCTATTTTAGAATGATAGTTACTAGCGTTGCCGTTGTTAATAATGGAAATTATACCGGCGCAGTAAGTACGCAATGGTTTCTTAATTTTGCACAATCCAACGCTCCAGCTTCTGGACTAACAATTAATTATGGTGATATATCATTAAATAATCGTTTATTTGTAGGGTCGGATGTTTCGCTTGGTGGTAATTTATTTATTAATAAAAGAACTATTCAAATTGGGGATATCAGCGCAAATTCGCGACTTTTTGTAGGCCAAGACACTTCATTAAATGGGTCCTTGTTTGTAAATTTGAGAACTATACAAGGTGGAGACCTGTCAGCAAATTCGCGTTTGTTTTTGTCCAGTGACGCCTCTTTTGGCGGACGTCTGTACGTAGTTGGCGATGTTTCATTAAACGGTAATGTTTTTGTTACTACACAGACCGCCACAGATAATTCTACCAAAGTAGCTACTACGCAATATGTAACTACGGCTCTTAGTGCATTTAGTGGTGCATATGCGACATTTCGCGGAGACGTTTCCATTAATAACCGATTATTTGTGGGTTCGGATGTATCAATGGGTTCTCGTTTATTTGCAGCGGGAGACGTTTCATTGAATAGTCGGCTTTATCTAGGATCAGATGCATCATTCGGTGGTAAATTATTTACAGTTGGGGACGTATCCTTTGGTGGAAATATTTATTCGCAAAATATTATTTCATTACCCTCTTTTCCATTTATTTTAAATGACACAACATTTGGTCAAACATGGACTCTAACAACAATCACAACAGGAAGTTATAATGGAGCCGCAATGTCTTCTTCTGGTCAGTACGCGGTTGTCGGAAGCGGCTCCAATACTGGACTTTTTTATTCGTCGAATTTTGGACAGAATTGGACTGCATCAAGTATTACGTCTGGTAATTACGGAGCAGTAGTAATGTCTAGTACTGGTCAATATGCTCTTGCCGCTGGTCTTTTGTATTCATCTAATTATGGACAAACCTGGACATCTGGGACTATCAGTACCACTGCAGTAAAACAACCTATTGCTATTAGTGGAGTAGGACAATATGCATTGGCTATAACAAGCAGTGGTGTTAATTATTCATCGAATTATGGTCAGACGTGGACGTTGGCGTCTGGAACATCAACGATTAATAATTGCGTAGCTATGTCTGGTACAGGACAATATGCAGTTGGTGCTACAAGTAACGGAAATCCTTGGTATTCATCGAATTATGGGCAAACATGGACATCGACGACTGGTGCGGGATTCCGCACTATGGCGATGTCTAGTACTGGCCAGTATGTAATTGGTGCACCTTATACTGGGGTCAATGATTATTTTTGGTATTCATCAAACTATGGTCAAACATATACGAGAAGCAATAATACATCGGCCGAAGTAAATAATATTTGCATATCTTCATCGGGTCAATATGCCTTTGCTGCCGCTTGGTATGGAGGGGGTATATTTTACTCCAAAAATTATGGCCAAACATGGTCAACGGCCGGTCCGGGAAATAGATGGTCTAGTATTGCGATTTCGGGAAATGGTCAATATGGTATTGCTGGTTCAGTTGATAGTAATGGTATTTATTCTAACACAAATAGTGGAACAGCAGCGACCAGTGCGTCTACCACAATTTCTTCGACCATAATTGGCTTAGTCGATGCCTCTATTAATAATCGTCTTTTTATTGGAGCCGATTTGTCCATGGGAGGTAATTTATTTGTAAATTTAAAAACCATACAGGGCGGAGACTTGTCAGCAAATTCTCGTCTTTTTGTTAGTGCAGACGCATCATTCGGTGGTAAATTTTACGTAGCAGGCGATGTTTCGCTCAATGGCAACGTATCTGTCCCAACACCATTATCCACAGATAATTCCACAAAAGTAGCTACCACTGCTTATGTGAAAACTGCTCTGGTTGCTTTAACTGGAGCCAGTGCGACGTTTAGTGGCGACGTTTCGATTAATAATAGATTATATGTGGGCGCCGATGTTTCATTTGGTGGTAAGTTATTTACTAGCAATGATATTACAACAAAAACTCGTTTATTTACATTGGGCGACGTATCCTTCGGTGGAAATGCTTACGTGACTACAAATTTATTAATTGGCTCAGCACAGCTTTATCAAAGTACGGGGGTAACTTATTTCGCACCGACAACAACGTATACTCCGAATACTACGAGCGCGGCACTGGCAGGTTGGACAAATAGTACTATTACTTGGTCGGCAGCGGGATCGGGAGGTATAGATAATGCCGTTTTTTGGAGACCGTTTTTTGGCCCAACTGGTGCATTATGGAAAGCAGGTCTTTATGCTGTTACTGGCGGTTATTTGCAATCAAACTCAACGTCTATTACTACTATAGGAACTGTGCTAGGAGAAAACGGCACATTAACAGCAAGTTCGGCTATTGTAATGAATTCGTTTAATTTAACTTATGAGTTTCCTAGTAGATTTTGTGCGTCATTTTATATTTTGGGTGCCAGTTCTGCTAGTCCGGCTAACTGGACGCCTATTTTCTATGGTATTTTTACATCATTGCCAGTTTTTAGTGGTTCTACAACACCAACTTATTATATTCCTACTGGTTCAATTACTGGTAAACAGGGAGCATTACAGTTTACCACTTATGGAAACGGCGCCACTGCGTTTACCAATTTCAGAATAGTAGTTCCTACCATTTTGGGTAATAATTTTGGTATTGTGCCAACTGATGGCCTATCCAATACAAATCTTTCATTACAAGGTTGGTACATAACTTTTGGAAATACCAATACAAATTTTTATAATAGTGGAACATTAAATGTAATTAATCCAACAAATATAACTGGTTCATTGATAACAAGTTCGGATATTACATCAAGTTCTCGTTTATTCGTAACTGCTGATACGTCACTCAATGGTAATTTATTTGTAAATCAGAGAACTATACAAGGCGGCGATTTATCGGCAAATTCCCGTTTATATTTGGGCTCTGATTTGTCCATGGGAGGTAATCTTTATGTAAATCAAAAGTCGGTTCAGAATGGCGACGTCTCTATGAACGCACGTCTATATGTGGGTTCGGACGTTTCATTGGGTGGTAACTTATACATTAGTAAAGATTTATTGGTAAACGGTAATTTAGCTGTGCGACAATATAATGTTTCACAAACAATTACCACAGTAAGCTATCAATTAATGATAGCCGAGGATTTGTCGGTAAACGGGCGCTTATTTTTATCAAACGATGCATCAATTAATGGTCGACTTTTTATGGGTCAAGATGCATCACTTGGTTCTCGATTATTCGTAAATGGAGATGTTTCGTTTAATCAAATATTATATGTTGGCTCTAATTTATTGACAGGAGGACGTTTATTTGTAGGAAATGATGTATCTATAAACGGTAATTTATATTTACCTTATTTAAATTCGTATCCCCTATTAGATGCGGCATCAGTAATCACATCATCATTCGGCAAGACATGGACATCTTTGGCGTCAAAAAACACTGGTAATTATAGTGGACCAGCTCTTTCTTCGACAGGTCAATATCAAGTAATATCGAGTTCTACCAATGTGCTCTATTCATCGAATTATGGGCAGACTTGGTCCAATGCGACCATTAATTCAGGTGCTACTACTTTTTGGACGTGCGCAATGTCGTCTACCGGACAATATGTAATAGGAACACCTAGCTCTGGAACTTCATCATACTCGTCGAATTATGGACAAACATGGACACAATCCAATTTACCAGTCGGCGCAAGTAACAGTTCATATAGTCATGGTATGTCTTCATCAGGGCAATATTGTATTATAAGCGGTAACGGAGGAATTTGGCGCTCGACCGATTATGGCGTAACTTGGAACAGTGTATCAACAATATCAGGAGGATGGGGAACTTCTATGTCTTCTACTGGACAATACGCTATAGCCAGTTCAACCTCAAGCATTTATTATTCAAGCAATTACGGCGTTTCATGGACGCAATCAGCATCAACAGTTCCTAATTCTCGTTCAAATGCAATGTCTTCATCCGGGCAATATTGTTTATTAGGGTCGGACCAATTTTCCGGTATTTTTTATTCTTCAAATTATGGGCAAACATGGACTGCATCTAACATAACAAATCCCGCGAATTGGATTGTTTCTATTGATTCTACGGGACAATATTGTCTTGCTTCCTGTATAAATTATAGTTCTGGTATAGGAGGTGTTATATATTCCACTAATTATGGACAAACCTGGGTACAATCTAATATTACGTCAGGACAACGCGAAATAGCAATGAGTTCTAATGCTATATATGCATCATTAGCTGATCTAGCGGGAAATACCGGTATTTACCAACAAACTAATGCTTCTAGCAGTGCTACGGTCGGTGGAATAATAAATGTTTCGGGTGGATTAATGGCTAATGATATTAGTGCGAATAGTCGTTTGTTTGTTACTTCCAATAGTATATTAGGTGGAACATTAACTGTCTCCCAGTCCACAGTATTGGGCGGCGATGTTTCAATGAACCAACGCCTTTTTGTTGGTGCCGACGCTTCATTCGGTGGTAATCTTTTCGTTAATTTGAGAACTATACAGGGTGGAGACGCCTCCATGAATAATCGTCTTTTTGTCAGTGCTGATGTTTCGTTTGGTTCTCGTTTATTCGTTGTTTCGGATATTTCGACCAATCAACGCCTATTTGTTGGCCAAGACACATCATTAAACGGTAATTTATTTATAAATTTGAGAACCATTCAGAACGGCGATATTTCAGCCAATTCGCGTTTGTTTTTATCGAGCGACGCCTCATTCGGCGGACGTTTATTTGTCGCAGGCGATGTTTCCTTAAATGGTAACGTCAATGTAAACGGACTTTTAACCGCGCCAACCCCACTATCCACAGATAATTCGACAAAAGTAGCTACTACTGCATATGTAAAAACAGCTCTTACTTCTTTGACTGGAGCAAACGCGACATTCAATGGTGATGTATCCATCAATTTTCGAATGTACGTGGGTTCGGATGCGTCATTACAAGGACGTCTTTTTGTTAGTAACGACGCGTCATTAAACGGTAAATTATCTGTTGGTGGTAACGTTTTAATAAACGGGCTTTTATCATCAGCTACCTATCAAACTAGCACTGTCGCATCGAGCGGATTTACTATTCCTACGGGTGCATCTAATCTTTCAGTAACGACGATATATTCACAAGTAGCATGTAATAGTGGATATGGATACGTGTCTACCAATGCCGGATTATATAGAACTTCCAACTATGGTCAAACATGGACGTTGGTAAATAGTACGATTGGAGCAATATCTCCGGCACAATCGGTTCCACAAGTTTTATTTGCTGATAGCACAGGGCAATATGTGCAAGCAGGAACTGGTGGTAACAGTATGACTATAAATATTTCTACAAATTATGGTGTTACTTTTACCGTAGTTTCGGCTTGGTCAGGTACGTTTTGGGCGCAGGATGGTGCTGGATTTTTTATGAATGGGGCATATGGTTACGTATATTGGTCACAGGGACGCACGGCCGCTGCATATAGTACAACGAACTATGGACAAACATGGACACTAGTAACAACTCCGCCTGCTGCTATTTTAAATGGTTATGGTACATTTGGAATAACCGATAATGGCGCCAAATATTTAAAATTTGCTAGGAACGCGGGGACTTTATACACATCGACTGATTATGGAAATACTTGGACAACTTCGTCTGCTACAAATGGTGGAACTAGTATAGGTATAAGTTCCGACGGTAAATATATTGTTAGTAATTCTAGCGGAGCAGTAAATGTATCATCTAACTATGGAACAAGTTTTACGACAGTAACCCTAACAAACGCTACTGCTAATATAAGTGATTTGATTTATGTATCATCCGATGGAAGCGTAATGACCATACCAAATTATTATTCTACGAACTATGGTGTAACTTGGACCAATTATACAGCTCAATCTCTATATATCGCAAAAAATCTTTCTTATACCTTAGGTATTTCTGGCGCAACATTAAAATATGGTCTTGTGTCAACCTATAATACAAGTTTAACTGGTGCATTCAACGTTTCGTCGGATGTTTCATTCGGTGGAAATTTATTTGCGAATTCAAGAACCATTATGATGGGCGATGTTTACGCAAACTCTTGTTTATACGTTGGTTCTGACGTTTCTCTCGGTTCTCGTCTATTTGTTACAAATGACGTATCATTAAATCAACGCCTTTTTGTTGGCGCCGACGCTTCATTTGGTGGTAATTTATTTGTAAATTCATCCACTATTCAAAATGGAGATATTAGTGCAAATAACCGTCTTTTTATTGCCGGTGACGTCTCCCTAGGTTCTCGTTTATTCGTTGTATCTGATACATCTATAAACCGACGCCTTTTTGTTGGTGCAGATGCATCCTTTGGTGGAAATTTTTATGTAAATTCGAGAACTTTATTAAACGCCGATGTTAGTGCAAATATGCGTCTTTTTGTTGGTGGAGATACGTCACTTAACGGAAACGTATACATAGATAAAGATTTAACTGTTAATGGTAATTTATATGTAAAAGCTTATACCGCAAAACAAGTCATTACTGAACTAAGTTATCAGCTCATTGTTGCGCAGGATATATCTGTGAATGGGCGCCTGTTTTTATCAAATGATGCCTCGATTAATGGCCGCCTTTTTATCGGGTCGGATGTTTCACTTGGATCTCGTCTTTATGTTGCTGGAGATGTTAGTATGGGTGGATCGCTTGGACTTGCGGGTGGAAATTTTTATGTGAATAATTCAAAATCAGTTATCGTAAATCCAGCGACGTTCGGTCAATCTACCCCTGTATTATCTACGAATTCTTTTAGTAGTTATGGTTATGGTGACCCATCTGTTGCATCTTATACCGGTCAATACATATTAGCAGCTAATAGCCAATCCGGATCGGCATACGGAATAGTATTATCTACAAATTTTGGAAATAACGTCGCAGCGGTTACTGGGCAGACGTTCTCTACGGTTACTGTTTTTAGTGTTACCATGTCTTCCGATGGTTCAAAAATGGCTCTTACGACGGCGTCCGGTGTTTTTTATTCTACAAACTATGGCTCAACTTGGACCGCGGGTTCAACTACTCCATCTATAATGTTTTTAAGTGCTATTGATGATTTTACGAAATTATATGGTTATGGAAGCGGCGGCGTTTATTTATCTACAAATAACGGTGCAAGTTTTACTTTACAATCAAATACTATAGGATATGGTGGAACAAATACTGGCAACAATGGTCCGGGAAATAATTGTAAATTCCAAATGAGCAGTGCGACTGGACAATATGGAATAGCATTTAGTAGCGCCTCTGCTTACAGAACTTCAAATTATGGAGTTACTTGGACACAGTGTACCGGTATTCCAGCATTACAAAATATAACTTGGACTGGTGCATTTATGGGAATATCTAGCACGGGTCAATATGCTTTTGTTGATAATACGAATACGGGAGTCGGAACCAACACTTCACTGTTTTATTCAAATAATTATGCAGTAAGTTTTAATCAATCGACTATCGTAGGAGGGGGAAGCGCGTACAGTCATCGTAGTACAACTATTAGTTATTCGGGTAAATATGGTGTTTGTGCGAATTATGTAACAAATGATTATGGGGTTAATTGGAGATTATCCACACCATTAAATGCTGCTACTACTGAATATACTGCGGCTATATCTGGTAATGAATTGTATAATTTTTTATTTAGTGTATTTCTTCAAAAAATAAGTATTCAACAAAACGCTACTACAAATTTATATAGCCAGTCGCTGATAATAACAGAAGATATTTCAACCAATTCGCGCCTTTTTATTGCTAATGACGTATCCATGGCCGGCAAATTATTTGTAAATTCGTCCACTATTCAAGGTGGAGACATGTCTGCAAATGCTCGTCTTTTTGTTGGGTCGGACGTTTCGTTCGGCGGTAAATTATTTGTAAATTCATCTACTATCCAGAATGGGGATATTAGTGCGAACAGTCGTCTTTATGTTAGCTCCGACGTTTCATTCGGTGGTAATTTATTTGTAAATTCGAGAACCATTCAGAATGGCGACGCATCCATGAATAATCGCCTTTTTGTTGCTGCTGATGTTTCTTTTGGTTCTCGTTTATTCGTTGTTTCTGACACATCCATCAATCAACGCCTTTTTGTGGGTCAAGATACGTCCCTTAATGGTAATCTTTTCATCAATAGATTAACCATATTAGGAGGAGACTTGTCCGCTAACTCGCGTTTATTTTTATTAAACGATGCTTCACTAAGCGGCCGCCTGTTTGTCAGAGGAGACGTATCCTTAAACGGTAATGTATTTGCGACAACACAAACGACCGGAGATAACACCACGCGCGTAGCCACAACTGCTTTCGTAACTACTGCACTAGGCGCTCTTACTGGGGCAAGTGCATCATTTGGTGGGGATGTTTCTATTAATTTCCGTTTATACGTAGGTGCGGACGCTTCATTGAATGGTCGTCTCTTTGTAGGGTCCGACGTATCATTAAATCAACGCTTATACGTGGGTGCAGATGTATCACTAGGTGGTAATCTATCAGTAGCGAATGTTTTTAAACCAACTGTAATTAGTGAACCTTTTTTGACAAGTAGCGACACTGCATCATCATATACATTTAATTATAGTCAAGGTTCCATCTTTTATATTACAGCTCCGCCTTCGTCAAATTTCACGGTTAATTTTGCTAATGTTCCAACCGATATTAGTCGTACCTATTTGGCAACACTTATTTTATCAAGTACTGTGAACAAAACGTTTTGTACATCCGTACAAATCAACGGAAACACGGCCATTTCGCCAATTTTTGCGAACGGACAACCCTTAGCATCTACATTGGGTTCTATGAATACGCAATCCATTATTATCCAACGTATTAATGCAGGAGATGTTAGTATGAATATGAACGTTTTTACTTCCATTACGCCATATTTGACAGGAACAAATAATAATCTTTTGGTGGCTTATGGAGATTCGTCTCTGAATGGACGTTTATTTATTAGTTCGGATGCCTCTTTTCAAGGTAATTTTTATACATCAGGTCTCAGTATTTTTGGCGGGGATGTTTCGACCAATCAACGTTTATTTGTAGGTGGAGATTTATCTCTTGGTTCTCGTCTTTTCGTAAATGGAGATGTTTCGACAAACCAACGTTTATATGTGGGCGCCGATGTTTCTTTTGGCGCAAATCTTTATGTAAATTCGAGAACATTATTTGGAGGCGATGTTAGTGCAAATACTCGTCTCTACGTAGGTTCGGACGTTTCGCTCGGTGGTCGCCTTTTTGTAAAGGGAGATGTCTCATTAAACGGAAATGTATTTGTTACCACACAACTTAGTTCTGATAATAGTACAAAGGTTGCTACAACTGCATACGTAACAAGTGCGCTCGGTGCACTTACTGGTTTAAGCGCTAACTTTAGCGGAGACGTTTCTGTAAATTATCGTCTTTATGTGGGTACGGACGCTTCAATCAACGGTAATCTTTTTATAAATAAAACAACCATTGGTAATGGCGACGTATCTTTAAATCAACGTCTTTTTATTGGTTCCGATTCGTCATTAAACGGTAATCTTTTTGTATCCTCTGTGTTTAAAACTACGGCTACCCCAGCAATAACTTCCTTTGATTTCTCAAATAATTATGGAACAGCATGGACACAGCGTGCAACGTCACTTGCATGGACTTCAATAAGCGCGAGCCAATCTGGTCAATATCAAGCTGCTGGTGTATCGACTGGCTTCATATTTGTATCTGCTGATTATGGTGTAACATGGTCACAGTATGCAACATCTCAAAAATGGATATCTATTGCAGTATCCCAGACTGGTCAATATATGACAGCCGCAGTTCAAAATGGATATATTTGGACTTCATCCAACTTTGGTCAAACTTGGATACAACAGAACACATCTAGTGTTCGTAACTGGCAATGTGTGTCAATTTCATCTACAGGGCAATACCAGTGCGCTACAGAAAACGGTGGTTATATTTACTATGCTTCGGATTATGGCGTGACATGGAATCAACAAGCAGTTTCTCTTGGTATTTCATTATGGGGTTTTATATCTATAAGCGGAAACGGAACTTATATGGTAGCAGGAGTTTTGGCAGCAGGATATTTATACGTTTCGGCCAATAGTGGAACAACATGGACTGCTGCAGTAAGTGATACAACTCGTAATTGGTATGGAGTAGGTATTTCTTCAAACGGACAATATCAAACTGCTTGTGTAAATAATGGTGGTATTTATACGTCATCGAACTATGGTTCAACTTGGGCTCTAAATGGTTCGGCACCATCTGCGCGTTGGACCGGAGGAATGGGTATATCAACTAGTGGTCAATATCAAGTGGCCGCAGTAAATCCTGGATATGTTTATGTTTCAACTAATTATGGTTCAACTTGGTCACAATCAACAAATTCAGGAAGTAGAAGTTGGGCTTCAGTAACAATGTCACAAACTGGTTCGTATTTAAGTGGCTCGATAGCTACTGGTTTTATTTATACTTCTACTACTCCATCAATAACTTTGGTACCTGCATATAATTTATTTAATGCTCTAAGTGACGTATCATTAAATCAACGTTTATATGTTGGCTCTGATGTATCAATGGGTGGAAATTTAAGCACAACGAACATTTCGGTTTCGGGTATTGTTTTTCAGTTTTAGTGCGTCAAATTATATTTTTTAATATAATTAAAAATAAAAAATATAATCTACTAATGGGAAAACTAACCGTTTCTATTATAACAGTAACACAATTATCTAGAGCTGAATGTTTAAAAAATTTGTTATCTTTAATTAAATTACAAACTTATGAAAATATAATAGAGTGGGTTATAGTTGAAGGGAGTAAAACAGAATATGACGGAACTAAAAATAGCGAGAAAATAGTAGAACTTTCTTTTGAAACCTCGTTACCCATCGTATATTTAAAATATACAGGACTTGCCTTGAGTGACCTAAGAAATAACGGAAATATGAAATGTAAAGGAGATATTATTGTTTGTATGGATGACGATGATTATTATCCTAGTGAAAGAGTAGAACATGCTGTTTATAAACTTGGAAAGTCAAAATGCCTTATCGCTGGATGCTCTGATATATACATATATGATTATTATTCGCAAATTTTGTATAAAAGCGAGAAGTTGTTTAATAGCCATTCAACGAATAATTGTATGGCGTTTAAACGGGAATATCTATCTACAAATGCACACGAATCAGGTCTAACAAATGCAGAAGAAAAAAGTTTCACAAAAAATTTCACAGAACCGATGGTTCAATTAAATTCCAAGAAGTGTATAGTCGTTTCCAGTCATGACAGTAATACTTTTGATAAGAGACCATTATTTATAAATATTTCAACCAGATTATTCAAAAAATCAAAAAAACTCGTTACAAAATTAATTCCCGCGGAGATTTTTGAGGGAATGAATCATATTTTAAACCATTGACGCGTTTAAAAATATGTCAATAACAACATTTTTACTAACCCGTATAAATAAATTTAGTGCGTCAAATTATTATTATTTTAAATCAATAAAATAATAATTTTTGAGTGGTTTAGACAATTCGTTTATTTTATTACAAAAATATTTAATGTCGATAGAAATATATAACCATGTCTCAACGCGTTTGGTTTGATGCCTCGAGCAGCTCGAACAAACTTCGCCAGTCCTACTTAAATGGGTTTCTAGATATCAGCGGCGGCAGCGTCTTTTTACGTGCTGATAACTCCATGAATTTTTACAGCCAGGCGGACGGTGCCACAGCCACTCGTCCTCGTTTAGCTATTAATGCCAACAAAATTCGTGTTGTA